CTTGCCGCCGGACGGGTTGACCAGCAGATAAAGCCCCTTGCCGTCCGTGAGCTTGTAGGGCTTCTCTTGTGGCTTGGCCTTGCGGGCTTCAACGTCGCTCAACATGGGCTTTCCCCTCGATTTGATGGTACGGAAGCAAGGCCATGGGGTGATACCAACAGATGTACCAACAAAAGCCTTGCGCTTCGATGGTACGGGATGGGATGGCACGGGACAACAAAAAACCCGCGAAGCCTTGTAGCTTGCGGGTTTTGGGACTGTCTGGGACGGTGTGGAACTAGAATTTGGTGCCGAGGAGAGGGCTTTTGCGCTTCTTTTAACGTAACCCAAAATAACCCAATTACGACATAAACCGGCGTAAACACTGGTTTTTTTGCCTTGCAATTTTTTCATAATTCACCAACACTACCCAACATTTTGCAATGTGAGTGCATCAGAATTGCATCAAGCGGGGTGGTGTCATGGCGTCGTTTCAAAAGCGGGGCAGCGGGTGGTTTGTCCAGGTCCGGCGGCGGGGGGTGGTGAAGTGCGCCACGTTCCCGACCAAGCGGCAGGCCGAGGCATGGGCGACGGCGACGGAGGCCGATATTCTGGCCGGCGGCGGCGTAGTGGAAGTGCCGCCTCCGCCAATCCAGGTGACATTGGGCGAGGTTTTTAGGCGCTACGAAGAAGAGGTTTCCCCCGGCAAGCGCGGGGCGAAGTGGGAGACCAACCGGCTCAAGGCCATGCAGAAAATGCCATTGGCTGCAATGACCTTGGTGGATGTCGGCGCCCCGCAATGGGCGCAGTGGCGGAATGACAGGATCAAGGAAGTGACTGCTGGCACGGTGGCGCGGGAAATGAACTTGCTGGGAAGCGTGTTGGAGATGGCCCGCAAGGAATGGGGGTTGCTCAGGGTCAATCCCTTGCGCGATGTGGCGAAGCCGCCCAGGCCGAGGCCACGGCAGCGCATTTATTCGGATGATGAGGTCCGGCGGGTTTTACTTGCGCTGGGTTATGATGAGGCGCGGGCCGTGGTGACGAAACAGCAGATCATTGCCGTGCTGTTTCAGATGGCCCTGGAAACCGGGATGCGGCTTGGGGAAATGGTCGGTCTTGAATGGTATCAGGTGGACGTTCGGCGGAGCGTCGCCAGGCTGGATATTACAAAAAACGGCGATGCCCGTGATGTGCCATTGTCCGCAGTGGCGGTGGAGTTGTTTGGACGGGTCCGGGGATTCTCGCGGCCTTTTGATGTGTCTAGGGATGTCGCCAGCGCTATGTTTTCGCGGGCGCTACGCCATGCCGCCATACAGGACGCGACGTTTCACGATTCACGCGCAACCGCGATTACGCGCTTGGCAAAAAAGCTGTCTATCCTTGACCTTGCCCGCATGGTTGGGCATCGTGAGTTGAAGTCGTTGCAGGTCTATTACCGGGAGTCTGCCGAAGAGATTGCGAAACGGCTGTAAGGGGTGTGCGCGGTTTGCTGGTCTTGCGGCTTCCGTGTTGGCGGTCTAGCCATGCCATGACCTCACTGTTTTTCCAGTAGTTCCGACCGTTGACAATGCGCGGCACTGGAAATGTTGGCTGCGCCGTCAATTTATATGCAGAGGAGTCTTTTCTGTTGAGCAGGAAAGCGATGTCCGCAATTTCAAGCCATGGTTTTGTTGCCGGGGCATTGCTTTGCTGATGGATCGTCTCGGTCAGTTTGGCGATGGCTTCGCTCAGTTGCCGCACCTGCGCGGCTAAATCCACAATGTGTGCTTCATTATTCATGGCGTTCTCCTAAAAAAAGCCCCCCGGTCAAGGGGGGGCAAAGGCTCATGCCGCCGTTATTCCATCCATCCGCCACGGTCGCGGGCGGTTTGGGTCGGTAGGTCGTCGAAATAGATCAGAGATGCAAATCTTATGCGGCTTCGGCAGCCGCGCCGGTCGCGGCCTCGCCGGTTTCCGGGTTTTCGTTGGTGGCGGTTGCGGTTTCCCCGCCGGTTTCCTTGGCTTCGGCCTGAGCGGTCGGCTCGGCCAGGACCGCATCCACCAGATCCGGCTGGGCATCGACATGGGCCGCATGGGAGGCGGCGGCATTATCGATGATACCGTCGAACTCCTCGGCGGCGGCGGAGATTGCGCTGCCATCATCGGCGAGAATGGCGTCGGCCAACTTATCGCGGGCGGTTTTCACCTGATCCACAAACGTGGCGAACGCTTGGTCTTTTTCGGCGATGACGGTGGCGACGGCCTCCTTAATCTGCTGTTGGGCGAGTGTCGTAATCAATGAAGCAAGTGCGATTTTCAGACTCATAAATCAAATACCTCGATTGTTGGTTGGACGGTTAAAAATAGATGCCGCTACTTTCCCGGCTGGTCATCGCGCACTGTTGCACCTGTATTTCTCACCGTTACTCTGGCGCGTCCGCCACACGGCCTATCCATACCTCGGTCAAGGTCGGCCTACAGTGTGTTCCCCATATTACCGGGCCACCAGTTAAGGGAGCGTGAACTCACCCATCAATTTGGTAGCGGGGGTGGGACTCGAACCCACGACCACAGGGGTATGAACCCTGTATGCTACCGCTGCACTACCCCGCGTTTGTGAGTGGGCATAGCGTGACGCCCTATGCCCTGGGCCGATTCTTATGGCCGCGTATCTTTTTGCGTACTGCCCAGTTCATGCCGTATGGCGGCGTCCAATATCTGCTCTGGAATATCTAACAGAGCGACTTCTGCCAGCATTTTTAACGTTTCTTCGGCTTCATCCTGGTTATGAGTGCCTAATAATGCCAATTCATCATCATTCAGCGAGATTTCCACCAATGGCATTATTAGTCCCTCGTAATCATTTCAGGTCGGCGAGTAAGCTATTACCTGCCTGCTGCATAGCGGCAAAGGCAGGAAGCTGGAGACGGATCATCGCCCGCAACATGACGGCGGGCGGCACATCCGCTTTCTTCGCAAGGGCGAAGAGCAGGTTCGCGTCGTCGTCGGTTAGACGGACGCGGAACGACCGCTCATGCACGGCGGACGCGGGCATCTTCGGTCTTACCATTTTTGGCCTCCTCGGCAGATGGCAGTAGGGGCTTATCGGCCAGCTCCAACGCAGCTCTCCAAGAGGCAGGAATGCCGTGGATACGCCAGCGCGATACGGCTTGGCGAGTCATTGGAGGCTTACCGCTACGCTTGCGCTGCAAGCTGCACCATGCGGCCACGGCAGACGTTCCGCCGAGGTCGTCGATGAATTGGGAGTCTGCCTGCTGTGTGTGCATGGGCAGATTGTAAATTTTTATTGCCTTGCAATGCAAGCATAATTGCGCTGGAAAATGGTAATTTTCATTACATGACCACAAAAAAGCCTCTCAATGAAGTCGTCAAAATTGCCCGCGAGGCGCGTGGAATGACGCCTGCGGCATTGGCGAACGCCGTCAAAAAGATTACCGGGAAATTTACCCGGCAGGCGTTGGAGCGGTTCGAGGGCGGACTGACCAAAGCCCCGACCGGCCTGAACATGTTGGCGATTTGCGATGTGCTGGGCATTGATTATCGGGCGGCGCTGTATGAGCATCGGATTGAATGGACAACCGCGCCCCCGATTCAGGAAATACAGGCGAGACACGGAACGAATGACATCCAAGGCGAGTACCGCCGCGTGACGGACAACCAGCCTGATAAGCCATTACTGCATGTCCTTCCCGCTTTGCCGCCTGCGGAAGATGCCGGTTCGGGCGAGAACGACACGGAAGATGAAAAGCTGAAACGGCATCAGCGGGTTATGAGCGACTTGCTTGCAGGCATGACAGCCGAACAGCGTGAAACACAAATCCGCAATGCTCAAGCTACGGAACGGCAAAACGACCAAATCATCAAAGAGCTAAGTCGCCGCCGCACGGGATAGAGGGTGGGGAATTGATGCGGAGATGCGTCTGACCACCCGCCCATTCCCGCCCAATCCGCCGCCCTGGCGGATTTTTTTTGCCCCGAAATGCAATAATAATTGACAATCTGGCCGATTGAACGCAATTATAATGTCCATGCGGCAGGGCAGGCAAATTGGCTGGCACTGCCCGGACATCTTCCCGGAAACCGGCAGACTTCACCAGGAACCGCCCATGGCCGATTCATTTAAATTCCATCCGCAATTCAAGGAGGCCGTGGACTGGCTGGAGGCCATCCACCAGCAGGAAGGCCCGCGCAGCGACATAGCGCTGTGCCGGGCTGTGCGCTTGATCGCCGATGCCCCAGCGGAACTCCAGCCGCATATCCGCGCCAAGGCGGTTGAAATGGGCTTGCTGCCCCCATCGGCCTGCACTTCGGCAGACGGGGCGCTGGTCTTTTACGACGCTGCCACCGTGGCCCAGCACCTGGGCGTTCCCATTGATGAGTTCCTTCCCCTATTGCAATCGGTCGCGGCGAATGACGCCGACGCGGAGGGCGCGGCATGAGCGAAGCTTTCCATCCCAAATTTGTCGAGGCCGTCGAGCGGCTGGAACAGATTGCGCAGCGGGGTTTCCCGGAGGGTGATCTGGATGAGGAAAAGTTATGGGTGGGCGTGTTCTTAGACTATGCGCCGCCGCACATCAAGTTGCAAATCGCGGCGGCGGCGCTGGAGGTCGGGGCGATTCCGCAACCGGATGGCTTCACGCCGGCCGGCGAACCTGTCTACCGTTTTGATTTTGTCATCCGAAATAGCGTACCCAGCCAAATATTGACCGCAGAGATCTAACATGTTTTTCAAAAATCTGACCTTTTTCCGCCTGGAACAGCCCCAGCTTTTGCCCGTCGAGGTTTTGCCGGACTATCTGGCCCCCTACCGTTTTCAGCCCTGCACAAGCCTGCAAGCGCAAAGCTATGGCTGGGTGCCGCCGCTCGTCGATCCAACCCACCAAGAGGGCGCGCCCTTGGTCCATGTCGCTGACGGGCGCTACATGCTGTGCGCCCAGCGTGAGGAAAAGATCCTGCCCGCCTCCGTGGTCAACGAACTGTTGGCCGAGAAAATCCTCGACATCGAGGAGGCCAAAGGCGTGAAGGTGCGCAAAAAGGAACGCGACGCGCTGCGCGACGAAATTTTCCACGACCTGCTGCCCCGCGCATTCAGTTTCACCCGCAGGCTTTACGCCTACCTCGACATCCGGGCCGGGTGGCTGGTGATCGACAGCGCCAGTCCGGTCAAGGCCGAGGAACTGGCAAGCCTATTGCGCAAGAGCCTGGGTTCGTTGCCCGCCATTCCGCCTCCCGTCAAGCAAGATCCCGCTGGGGTCATGACGGGCTGGCTGCGGTCCAACGGGACGTTGGGCGGGATGAGCCTCGGCTCGGACTGCCGCCTCAAAGGCACCGCCGAGAACGTGGCGGAGGTGATATTGCGGCGGTCGGATTTGGCAGCGGAGGAGGTAGACACGCTGCTGGACACGGGGCTTGCCGCCGATGCCTTGGCGCTGTCCTGGCGCGACCGTCTGTCGTTCACTTTGGACACAAACCTGCGCATCAAGCGGCTGCGCTTCCTCGATCTGGTCCAAGCGCAACGCGCCGATATTGAGTGCGAGGATGCAGCGGCCAGCTTCGACGCCGATTTCACAATCATGGCTGGCGAGTTGGCGGAGTTCATTCCCGCCCTGGTCGAACTGTTCGGCGGGCTGCGCCAGAAAGGCCGGCCATGAACAAGCCCGACCCGACCTTAGATCCGGCTTTCCGCCGCGCCGTGGCCCAGCGTATAGCCCTCTGCGAGTCTGCCGGCCTGGGCAGGCCGGAAGACAAGTTCGCCATGGCCTTAGAAAAGCTCCGCGCCATGCCGGATGAAGAGCGGCATACAAGCCGTGAAGCGGCTTACTGGCTGGAAATCCTCGCAGACTACGCGCCGCAGGAACAGTTCAAAGCAGTCATTAAAGAGTTCGGGCGGTGTGCGGCGGCGCACGGTTTCATTCCGTACCCTGACTCCTACGCGGATGATGGGACGCCGGTCTATTCCATCGCTGGGGGGGTGCGACACTACGGCATACACGAGGCGGCTGCTGCGCTGGCGGCTTATGGCCTTGATCTCAAGGCAAGCGCATGAAGCCCAGCGTCCGCGTCCTTTCCCTCGGGGCTGGCGTCCAGTCGTCCACTTTGGCGTTGATGGCTGCGCACGGCGAAATCCCGCTCCCGGATTATGCTCTCTTCGCCGATACCCAATGGGAACCGGCCCACGTCTACACATGGCTGGATTGGCTGGAAAAGCAGTTGCCGTTTCCGGTTCACCGAGTCACTGCCGGGAGCATTAGAGAAAATCTGATCCTGAAAGCCTCAACATCCGACCCGGATGTTGAGGGTCGCTTCGCCGCAGTGCCATTTTTCACATCGGGCGGCGGCATCGGCAGGCGGCAATGCACCAACGAATTCAAACTGCAACCGATGTTCCAGGAAATACGCCGCCGCTTGGGCTACGCCACCCGGCAGAGGATTCCGGCCAATGCGGTTGAGATGCTGATCGGCATCTCCTGGGACGAACGGTCGCGGATGAAGCCCTCGCGGCAAGCGTGGATGGTCAATGCGTGGCCGCTGATCGAGCGCCGCATGACGCGGGGCCACTGCCTGGAATGGATGCAATCCCACGGCTACCCCCCCCTCCCAAATCATCCTGCTTGGGCTGTCCATTCCACTCCGACCGCCAATGGCTCGAAATCAAAGCCGTCCCCGCCGACTGGGCGGAAGTGGTTTTCATGGATCGCCAAATCCGGGACGGTGGCAGAAATTTCCGCGAGCAGCAATTTATGCATAGGAAATTGCAGCCCATTGACCAAGTGGCTTTTGTTGATCCCCAGTCGATGAATGAGGACTTGGTGAATGATGGATTTATCAATGAATGCGAGGGGCTTTGCGGTGTTTAGGAGGCTATCTGCGTGAGTTGGCACTATTCGCGGGCGCTGGCGGAGGCATATTGGGAGGCCACTTGCTCGGCTGGCGCACGGTCTGCGCCGTCGAGCGGGACGCCTACGCCGCAGGCGTTCTTATCGCCCGACAGAATGACGGAATTCTCCCGCCTTTCCCGATTTGGGATGACGTGCGCAGCTTTGACGGACGACCATGGCGCGGCATTGTTGACGTGGTATCGGGCGGGTTTCCCTGCCAGGACATTTCAGCCGCCGGACGCAGGGCAGGCATCCACGGCGAACGCAGCGGCCTATGGCGGGAAATGGCCCGGATTATTGGCGAGGTACAGCCCGATTACGCATTCGTGGAAAACTCCCCAAGGCTTGCTATGGCAGGACTTGGAACAGTCCTTGGAGACTTGGCCGCACTGGGGTTCGATGCGGAATGGGGAGTGCTGGAAGCGGCCCATGTTGGCGCTCCCCACCGTCGAGCCAGACTCTGGATATTGGCCCACGCCCAACGCCTTGCCGGCATCCAACAGTCTGGCGTTGCAATGCAGCGGCGACGGGCGCAGAAAGCCGAACAAGCTGGGCTGGGCGGTCGCCCAGCGCGGCTGGTTGGGCGCTCAAGCGCCTGGGATTGTGAACCCGGAATTCGCCGAGTGGCTCATGGGGTGGCCCCTGGGCTGGACCGCCTACGCGCCGTTGGCAACGGACAGGTTCCGTTCGTGGCAGCGGCTGCATGGTGGATGTTGAAACAATAAACGAATGCGGGAGATTTGCGGTGATTGACCGAAAGAATATTTTGGCAGGATGGTGCGACATGCGGAATGAAATCATCGTTGACAACTTCGCTGGCGGCGGCGGGGCTTCGACCGGCATTGCCATGGCCTTGGGCCGTTCGGTGGACATCGCCATCAACCACGATCCCGAGGCGGTGGCGATGCACAAGGCCAACCACCCGGACACCGCGCATTTTTGCGAGTCGGTTTGGGATGTGGTTCCCCGCGACTTGGCGGATGGCCGTCCGGTCGGGCTGCTGTGGCTGTCGCCGGACTGCAAGCATTTTTCCAAGGCCAAGGGCGGACAGCCGGTGGAGAGGAATATCCGGGGGTTGGCTTGGGTGGCTTTGCGCTGGGTGGCGCAAACGCGGCCCCGCGTCATCATGCTGGAAAATGTCGAGGAGTTTGTCACTTGGGGGCCTCTGGTGGAGGGCGCGGATGGCAAGCTGCGGCCTTGCCCGCAACGCAAAGGCCATATCTTCCGCACTTTCATTGCCGCCTTGGAGAGGCGAGGCTACCGCGTCGAGCATAAGGATCTGCGGGCCTGCGACTTCGGTGCGCCGACGATCCGCAAGCGGCTGTTTCTGATTGCCCGTTGCGATGGCCTGCCGATTGTCTGGCCCGCGCCCACCCATGGCAATTCAGCCAGCGAGGCAGTGCGCAGCGGCCAGTTGGCACCCTGGCGCACGGCTGCGGAGTGCATCGATTTTAGCCTGCCGGCGCATTCGATCTTTTTGAGCAAAGAGGAGGGGCGCAAGGTCGGCGTCAACCGGCCTTTGGCGGAGGCGACGCAGAGGAGGATCGCAAAGGGAATCATGCGCTATGTGGTGAATGCGCAGCGACCTTTTATTGTCGGCAGGCACGTGGCCGCCTACATTTGCACTTATTACGGCGACAAGCGGGAAAGCGATGTGCGCGGAAACGCCGCCGATGAGCCGTTGAAAACCCAGACGACGGAAAACCGCCATGCGTTGGTGGCCGCGTTGCTTGTCAAGCACTATAGCGGCTATTGCACCAACCCAGCAGTCGCGTTGGGTGATCCGCTGCCGACCATTACCGCAACCGACCACAACAGTTTGATAACCTCCAACCTAGTCAAGCTGCGCGGCGATAACGTAGGGCAGGCGGTTGGCTATCCCTTGGCGACGGTCAGCGCCCAAGGCACCCACCACGCCGAGGTTCGCGCCTTCCTGACGAAGTATTACGGAAGCGATCAAGACCCGCGCCTCGCAGATCCCTTGCACACCGTGACGACAAAAGACCGCTTCGGCTTGGTGATGGTGGGCGGCCAGCCTTACGCCATCGAATACATCGGGCTGCGGATGCTGGCGCCACGGGAGCTTTTTCGGGCGCAAGGCTTCCCGGATACCTACATCATCGGCGACAACCCTGCGCAGGGCTTGAAATTGAGCAAGGCGGCGCAAGTGCGGATGTGCGGTAACTCTGTTTGCCCGCCGGTGGCGGCGGCGTTGGTAGCCGCCAATTACCAGCCGGTGCGCGTGGATGTGCGGGAGGCGGTCAATGAGTAACATCGCCCATCCAAAAATCGACTATGACCTGTTCGGCCAGAGGCCGCGACAAAATAATTTTTTGTGCAGGCTCTCTAATGCCTGCCGCCGGTTGTTGCGGATTCGCAACCGTGCCGAATGCCTGTGTTGCGAGGGTAAGGGGGTTGTGCCGCACACCGCGAGATTGGCTGGCATCATCGCCATTAGGCCGGTGGATTGTCCGGCCTGCCGGGGGAAGGGCTATGTCTGAGCGAACAGCGGAATTCATTCAACGGCATGGCGCTTCGGAGGATCTGATGCAGGCGTTTGTCGCCAAGGCTATGACTGTGGATGCCGAGATTGCCAGTCTATGGCTTGCTCTAAAAGGCCGCGAAATGTCGAACACCAAACTAAACCATGTCGGGATGATTTATCAATATGTCGCCGACAACGTGATTCAGTCCTCCATTACCTTGGAGCCTGACGGGAATGGCGGGCAGGTTATCAAGAGCCTGCCCGTGGATGAGGTGGTTGAGCGATTGTGCGCCGCCTTTGAGAAGGTTAACGAGCGCGTAAAAGACTGGTGAGGGCCGCGACGATGCCTTGTCTCGCCATAACCGGATCTTCTTGCACCGCAATGGCTTTCGAGCATAGCGGACAGGCGAACACGGCGCAGCGGATTTTCTCCGTGCCGGATGCCCCCGGCTGCCGCCGTTCGGCGTCCAGCTTGACGATGTTCAGCGTGTTGATGAATTTTTCGCAGTGCGGACATTTGACGATTTCCATGGGGAGTTGCCTTGGGGTGGTGGGAAAAGATGTGGTAATCCCATTCTACCAACCCGGCGCGACTCCCGTCTTTTCCATTCGCCGCGCAGGTCGGCGCGGGGATCGAAACGCCCAAATAGCTTGCGGGCGCTTGCGTTTTGTCGCGTCCCGGCCTATCCTTAAGCCATCCCTGCGACAGGCAGGGGGCGGGACGATCAACCCGGAAGCTTTCGGCGCAACAGCGCCATCCAATCGGAGTCGGCGTTTTTTTACGCCCGCATTCCCACCAGTTTCATGGCGGGGTGCGCGGGGGCACCTTCGGGTGCGCCGGACCCGAAAGCCCGGTTTTGATCGCCCCGCGCATCCCGCCACCCTATTCAGTCGATCAACTGAACGTGGCGGCTTCCACATCAGCTTTCGGAGCCACCCATGAACACCCCCAGCATTTCCCTGCCCGAAATCCGCCCCTCGTCCGTCGGCGGCGAACCCATCCCCACCGTCAACGCCCGCGAGCTTCACGCCTTTCTGGCAGTCGGCAAAGATTTCTCCACCTGGATCAAGGCGCAAATTACCCGCGCCCGGCTAGTTAAGGACCGCGATTTTGTGACCTCCGAAGTTGTCCCCCAAAAAGGGGAAAACCTCCAGGGCGGCAGGCCGCGCACCGATTACCACCTGACCCTCGACGCCGGCAAGCACGTCGCCATGGTGAGCGGCACCGAGAAGGGTTTCGAGGTGCGCGAATATTTCATCCTCTGTGAGCGCCGCCATCTTGAAAGTCTCAAGGCCGAAGAAAAGACGCTGCGGGACAGGCTTGCCAAGAGCGAACGTAGCCAAGCCCGCCGCCTCGCCCGCCCCGCCGAACCGAAGAAGATCACCAAGGCGCAGTTGGGCGAGTTGATGGCGGCCATCGTCAAGCGGACGTATTTCACCGAAAAGAAGAAAGCCTATTACGTTGACCGCCTGCTGATCGCCTTCAAGCTGGCCAGCCTGGGCCACCTGCCCGCCGCCCGCTGGCAGGATGCCAAGGCGTACTTGGAGGATGTGCTGTTCTTGGACGATATGCCGATCCAGTGGCACAACCTCGCCGAAGACGCCCGCCAGCGGCAGCAAGCCGCCGCCGCCCAGGCGGCGTGGGAAGCCGAAGAAGCGGCCCGCGCACCACAACTGCCGGAACCGGCGCCGTCGTCCCTCCCTGTCCCCGCCACCGATGCCTTCGCCAAAGCGATGCTGGCCGGCCGTCGTGTGTTGCTGACCTTCTACGCCAACGGCGGTTTTGCCGCCGACGCCGTGCCGGACAACGCCCACGTCATGACGGTGGGCGATTACGAGGCACACTTGGCCAAGGTCGGTTATGCCTTGGTGCCGCAATCCCTCCTCGCCGACGTGGAGGCGATCAAAAACATGGTCAGCCTGTTCGCGGCCAACCCGCCCGCCGAGGCCGAAGAGGAGCCGTGCATGGTGCGCGTCCACTTTGACCGCCTCAAGGATGCGCTGCGCCAGCGCGGCCTGGAGATCGTGCCGGCGGAGTTGATGGAGCGCCTGCAAGCCGGTGCGTCCATCGCTTCGTTCGCCGACTATGCCGCCAAGAGGGGAGGCAAGCCGTGAGCGCCACAGCCTTTGCCATCGAAGACATCCGGGCCGACGAAAACGGGACGCCCGACCAACAAACCCGCGCCTATGCGGCGTGGAAACCGGCTTGCGAACTGCCCGCCGACAATGCCAACACCTGCGTCAACTGCGCAAATGGCCTGTTGCGCCAGCACAAAGCCGCCGGGGCCATGCTCTGCGGCGAACTGGAATGCGCCACTTTGGTAGATGCAAGCTGCCGGTTTTACGACGGGATCATTTAGGGGAAAAGCGATGATGAGTAGCGCCCAAACACAACCAAAACCCGGCTTTGCGGGCTATGACGACGAGTTATATCTGTTCCGCGCTGCCCCGCAGTCATCAGCCCAGCGTTACGCCATCCCGTCCCGGCCCGCGCTGCCTGCGGGCGAACCCGACGCTTTGTTTAGCGCGATGCTGGATGAGGCTTCGACGATTTTGTATGCGGCCTGGGTGGACATGCCACAAACCGCAGAACTCCCCGGCAAGCAGCGGCTGTCGGATATGCTGTACCGGCTGGAACTGCTGAAACGGCGGGTAAACGGAACGAAAACCGGAGAGGCATCATGACCATGACGCGGATCGAGGAAGTCGAGGGTAGGATTGCCGCACTCCAAGCCATCATAAAAGCTCCGCCCAGCATTGCGGAGTTCCAGGCAGCGTTAAAAGAGCAAGACCAACTCAAGGCGGAGTGGGCCGCACTCAAGGGCGTGGAAGATCCGAAGAAACCCAAGCGCAAATCCAAAACAGCGCCTGCGTTCGGGCCTGCTTCCGGGTCGTCGGACGGGAAAGGCACGGCGGTGGCCTCCGAGGCCATCGTGCGTTGCATCGCCGACGTTGACGCGGTGGCCGTGCAATGGCTGTGGCCGGGCCGCATCGCCAAGGGCAAGCTTACGTTGATTGCGGGCGATCCGGGGTTGGGAAAAAGCCAAATCACCGCCGCGCTGGCGGGCATTGTCACGCGGGGCGGCACTTGGCCGGTGGATGGCTCCCGATGCGAACCGGGCGGGGTGCTATTCGTGTCCGCCGAGGACGGCGTGGCGGACACGATCCGTCCGCGCCTGGAAGCCGCCGGGGCGGACATCCGGCAATGCCACATCTTAGACGGGATGGATTGCGTGAACGAAAAAGGCGACCGTTTTACGCGGCCCTTCACGCTCTCCAGGGAGGATCTGCACAAGTTGTACACGCGCATTTTGGCAATCGGCAACATCAAGTTGGTCGTGATAGACCCGATTTCGGCCTTCATGGGCGGCGTCGACAGCTACAAAAATGCCGACGTTCGCGGGCTTTTAAGCCCGATGGGGAACATCGCAGAATCCTGCGGCTGTGCCTTCGTGGGCGTGGCGCATCTCAATAAGAGCAGCACCCAAGAAGCATTGCAGCGCATCAATGGCAGCTTGGCATTCGTCGCGGCGGCACGGGCCGCAATGGTCGTCGTCAAGGATAAAAAGAATCCTGGCCGGCGCATGATGCTGCCGCTCAAGAACAACTTGGCAAAGGAGGGTGTCGGGTTCGCCTTTGCAATCGAATCCGCCACGCTGGAAAACGGCCTGGAATCCTCAAAAATCGTGTGGGAGGATGCCCCGGTCAGCATCACCGCCGACGAAGCGATGCGGGTGGATGCGGTGGCCGAAAAGGGCGGGGCGTTGGGGGAAGCGCAGCAGTTTTTGGAGGCGCTGCTGGCCAATGGACCGATCAAAGGCAAGGAGGCTCAAGCGGCCTGCCTGGAGGCAGGCGTCGCCAAGATTACCCTGCAAAGAGCCAAAGAGGCTCTTGGCGTCGAATCCTACAAAGATGGCGGCGGGGCGTGGTTCTGGCGGCTTCCGAAGTTTATCAATGCCGAAAATTCCTTCACGCCTGATAAACATGATAAACATGATAAACATTCGATCCCCAGCGGCTCACAGACCGAAGCAACAGCCGATTCAGTCGAAGTTTCTCAACTTTCTCAAGTTTATCAACTTTCTCATCATGATGGCGGAACGATAAAGTTCGCGCTATCCCCTCCCCTGCCCGTCCTCATCGCCGGGGCAGAATGCTCACCACAAGATACCGTTGTCTCGCTTTAGCGGGAGGAGGACTTTATGTTGTGCGAACCCGGAATCATTTTGGCCCATGCCCAACGGGCGGGCCTTGGGCTGACTAGGCAGGGCGACACGTTGCAGGTCAGGGGCCAGCCGAGCGCCGAATGGCAGGCGTTGTTGCGCCAGTACAAACCTATGCTGCTGCCCTTGCTGCCGCCAGAACCGGAAGAACCACCGCCGCCCGCCCAGGCGGCGGTTACCGCCTATGCCTTGAGGCGTCTCCCCGCGTGGCAACCCTCGGGCAGGGTTGGCGAGACGCTGGACATGTTCGGGCCGGACGCTACCTTGCCGCACCAGCCTGTCAAGTCCAAACCTGCGAAACCAGAAGAGGCTCGGCGGCGAATCAACACCGGGGTGGCGTTGCTGCTGATAGCCGGATATGGGTCCGGCATTACACGGGAGATTGAGCATGTCGAATAGTAAGTCTGTCAGCAAAATCTGCGCTGCCTGCGGTGCCGAAAAGCCGCTGGCAAAATTCGGCGTAAGCCACACCGAGCCTGATAAGCGCCGCCGGATTTGCCGGTCCTGCGCACAGGTGCGGCCTACCTCGGCGCAAACCAAGGTTTTGACCATGCTGCGCAGCAATGGCCTGACCTATGCCCAGGTACGCGACCGGTCGGAAGGGCGCGGCGAAAAATTTCTCGCGCACTTTGTCGATAGGGGGTGGGTCAGCAAAGATGCGGAGGGATTTTATGAGTTGACGCCCATGGGCTTGGCGGTCTGCCCCTACCGCAATCCGCATATGGCCCTGCGATTGCAAGCCAAGGCGCGGAATGCCGGACAAGCTGAGGGGAGGCAATAACATGGGTAAAAATTCTACAATCGAGTGGACCGACCACACGTTCAACCAGTGGATCGGCTGCACCCCGGTAGGGCCAGGTTGCGACCATTGCTATGCCGCCGCGTGGTCCAGGCGGACGGGAGGCCCAGCATGGGGCCAAGGCCAGCCCCGCCGCCGCACCAGCGACGCGAATTGGAAGCAGCCGCTGAAATGGGAGCGTGAAGCGCGGCGTTTTGGATACCGTAGCCGGGTGTTCTGCGCTTCGCTTGCGGATGTGTTCGACAACGAAGTGCCGGATGACTGGCGGGCCGACCTGTGGGCGCTGATCCGCGCCACGCCAAACCTGGATTGGCTGATCGTTACCAAACGCATTGGCAACGCGGCAAGGATGCTGCCCGAGGATTGGGGCGACGGCTGGCCGAACGTCTGGCTAATTTCCACGGTGGTGAATCAGGAGGAAGCCGACCGCGACATCCCTAAGTTGTTGCGCACCCCGGCCAAAGTGCGCGGGTTGAGCATGGAGCCATTGATTGGGGCGGTGGATATTTCGCGCTGGCTGCGTCCTAGGCAAATGCCAAATGCGGACGGGTACGGCGGAGACCATCATCCCGGATGGACAACGGATTTCACCACGCTAGATTGGGTAATCGTCGGCGGCGAATCCGGCCCCTCTGCACGTCCAATGCAAGATGGGTGGGCGGAATCATTACGAGATCAATGCGTTCAGGAGCGAGTGCCGTTTTTCTTCAAGCAGTGGGGCGAATACTTGGGAGAAAACCAAATAGGCTATGGAATACTGGACTACATTCCAAGAGATAGGAATATGATTCCTATAGTTTTGGATGGGGACGAATATTACCGTGTCGGAAAAGCCCATGCGGGGCGGCTGCTCGATGGGCGGGCATGGAATGAATTCCCGGAGGTGCAGCCATGCGCGTGATCCTGTTCAGCTCACAGTTCGCACCCATGGTAGAGAGCGGCGCAAAGACGCAAACCATCCGAAAATCGGCACGGTGCAGGCCAGGAGACACGCTGAGTCTTCGGCGGTGGCTTTCGGGGCCGTACCGCAGCAAGCAAGAGCTTTTGCGCAACGCAACATGCCACTCGATTAGCGCCGTTTGCATCGGGCTAAACCTCGATCAAAGAGGCATAAGCCGTGGCGGGATAGAACTCACAACCGAGGAGCGGGAAAGGTTTGCGCAAGCAGACGGTTTTTCCAGCCTATCACAAATGCTTGAATGGTTCGGCAAAGTCCACGGCCTGCCGTTCACTGGCGTAGTAATCACATGGGGCCAGCCATGCCAATGACCGAAGCAAAGCCCGCCCACATACTCAGAACCAGAATCGCCGATGCCTCCCATGCGGTCCACGCAATCAAAGGTGGCGATGGCGCGTACCAAAAACGTCCTTGCAAAGACTGCCCCTGGCGGAAGGATGCCGTCGGCATCTTCCCCGCGAATGCCTTCCGCCTGTCCGCCGAAACCGCCGAGGATGTTTCATGGGTGCGGTTCGGTTGTCATGCCGCCGGCACGGGCCAACCGAAAACCTGCGCAGGTTTTATTCTGCGCGGCGCTGACCACAACCTTGCTGTTCGGCTGGGCAGGGCGAAGGGGCGGTATGTGGATGTGAAGGATGGCGGGCATGAGTTGTTTGCCGATTACGTCGAAATGGCGATTGCCAACGGCGTGCCTGAAAACGATCCCGCGTTGGCGAAATGCCGTCGGGTCGGGCCAGTGAAACCTAGCGTTGGAGAAGCCTATGACGAACCAGAATGAAACCGCGAACGTCAAAGGCGTCGCGTTGACCGCCGAGTTAGGTGCAGCCATCGAGTTGATTCGGAATACAGCTTTCGATCTGATCGAAAAAGACCCGCATTTGTGGAGCACTCGCCCATGCTCTACATGCGCAGCCGTAAGTACGTTGCTTCATCGCCCCTATGGGTGTGAGAAGAAGCGATTAAGCGCCTAACATGAAATAGGTGGGCGTCACCCCGGAACGACACCGATTGACCCAAAAAGCCCCGCGTTGCGGGGCTTTTTTTGTGCCTGTGACAAAAACAGTGATGCTTGCTATATAATCAACTGCAATTATGCTTGCATAAGCAAGCGATTGAAGCGTACCAAACCTTACGAAAAGGCAATTATGCTTACTCACGCAAGCACACACCTTCCCGTCAAAGCCATCTGGCGACCCGACCATCATTCCTTGATCGCTGGCAAAGGCATAGATCGGCCATGGCGGGCGTAATCTGCGATTGGGGCTTGCCAGCCTACTATAAGGATTCTTGGGTTCCTTGGGGGGCTGTTGAGTTTTGTCGCGTCAGCATCCACTTGGACATCGAGGAGGCGCGGCGGCGGGCTGAGGATCTGGGGTATCAGCCGGATGTGCGCCCGCTGCCTTCGCTTGGCGAAGACTGCTATGGCTTCCGTTTGTGCGTCGATGGCGGCTTCGTCCCGTTGATGGCCAAAGTCATCCTCCGCACACATTGACCCATGTCCCCCGTCGCCGCTTGGATTGCCGAGTTTCAATCGTTGCCCAGGCTGCGCAACGGGTTGGGGCCGCGCCTGCATTCCGCCGCCCTGCTGGCGATGATAGAAGGGGTGCGCCCGGAGCAGTTTCGGGAGCGGTTCGGCACAACCTATGAACGACGTAAGTCCGGCTATGTGCCATGGAATAGCGGGACAGCCAAAGAAGCAAAGCTCTAACATGAGAACCCGTGAAGAAATAGCGTTATCACGCCTTGTAGGCGAGCGTCTGCGGTTTGCCCGCGAAGAGTTATGCGGCTGGAAGTTGCAACGCGCCGCCGCCGTGCTGGGCTACAGCAATGTGTCCACGCTGGCAAAAATCGAAGCGGCTCACGACGAGAATCCGCCCCGCTTAATCATTCTGTACAAACTGGCAAAGGCGTATGAAGTGTCAGCGGGCTTCCTACTCGGTCTGTCGGATGATTTCGAGGTTGATCCGGTCATTGCGCGGGAACGTGGCGTTGCCGCTTGGATGGACGATCTCTGGCACACGTTTCGCGCCCGAGACATGGCGGTCATGTCGGTAGTGACCAGCAGGGCGGCGGCAATGGAAGGCTCGCATCGCGTGTTGGCTGCGGAGGTGCGGCGGGCTGTTGAGGGCATGGCGCACTTCCTCTCGCAAAATCCTGATTTTCTGGACCTTCCCGGTTTTTCGCAGTTGTTCAGCGCGGTGGACAGGCTGGGTGAATTAGTCGATGAGGCGGACGCTGTCTTGGCGCGGCATCGTCAAGGTGCGGCGGAGCCTACTGGGCAGAAGAACGATATTGGGCGGTTGGTCGATGCGTTGGCAGACCTTCCCTTGTCGGAATATAGGCGTGTCAGGGACGGCAAGGCCGCTGCCGCTGATATGCGACCTAGCCATTTGGATGCGCTGGTGGAGATGCGGCGGCGGGAGTTGTTGGGTGGCGAAGTAGAGGTTCCCTCATGGCCGCCAAGCTCAAGCTAACCCCTGAGCAATGGTTCGCGGTTCGCGCCCGCTGGGAGGACGACCCGCGCACCGGCTACCAGTGGATCACGGTGGAGATGGAGTTGCCGGTAAGTAAGGAGGCCGTCCGGCAGCGGGCGGTTGCTGACGGCTGGGCCAAGGGTGGTGCGACCAACCAGGACCGCGACCAAGTAGACTTGTTCGCGGCAGATGCCGACCCGGCCAAGCCGCCAAAACCCCGGCCCACGCGCAAGGAGCGCATCCCGCTATTCAGCAAGCTTGCCGAAAGCGACGCCAGTAAGCTTGCTGGCAAGCTGGCTGGCAAACAAGCCATCGCCAGGAAGCCAGCAGGAAGGCCGTCGCTCTATCGTGTGGAGTATGACGATGTAGCCTATAGGCTGGGCCTGCTGGGCTTCACCAACGAGCAGATAGCCGACTTTATAGGCGTTAATGTCGATACCCTCTATGCGTGGCTGGAAACCATTGAAAGTTTTTCCGAGTCGCTCAACAGGGGTAAGACGCTTGCCGATGCCGATGTGGCGCAGGGGCTGTATGCGCGGGCAGTCGGCTACTCCCATGATGCCGAGAAGATTTTTTTCAAAGATGGGGAGATTGCGCGGGCCGATTACACCGAGCATTACCCGCCAGACACCGGGGCGGCCAAGCTGTGGCTCACCAACCGCCAGCCGCACCTGTGGCGCGAAAAGGTGGAGGTCAAGCAGGAGATCGACGTGCGGGCCATCCCCTGGGACGAGATCCGCCAGATCAGCGACCAGGCGCTTGCCCAGGCAGAGGAAAAGCACCGCGCCATCATCGAAGGCCGTGCCGAACGGCTGGGCCTTAAGCTTGATTACACCAGCGATCCGCTAGAGGCCGATGAGTGAAAAGCGGCTGCTGCTGCCCGAAGACCCGCGCTGGTTACCCTTCATCCAAGAGTACCAGGGCGACATCGTGCGCTTTGGAATGGAGGTCTGCGGCTACGAGTTGTCGCGCCAGCAGCGGCGCATGTTGCGGTCGGTGGCGCGTTCGCGGGCGAGGACATCGGTAGCGTCCGGCCACGGCACGGGCAAGACGAAATCCCTCTCCATCATCGTCCTGTGGCATCTGCTGTGCCATCCGCTGGCGGTCATGCTGGTGACGGCCAACGACATGGACCAGTTGAAGGCCACGCTCTGGAAAGAGGTCGGGGCCACGCTGGAGCATATCCGCCAAGGACCGTTCGGCTGGATCGCCCCGCATGTGTTCGTCGGCGCCGATGCCCATTGCCACATCGAAGGTTTCAAGGATCAGTGGTTCTGCGAGTCCAAGACCGCAAACGACAAGACCGCCAATAAGATGGCTGGCCGCCATGGCGAGTGGTACATGGTCGTCGTGGACGAGGCATCAACCGTGCCGGATTCGGTTTTCGAGACCTTAAGTGGCGGCTTGACCGGGCAGCACAACCGGATGCTGGCCACCAGCCAGTACACCCGGACGGCTGGCTACTTCCACCGCACCCAGACGGAGTTATCGACCGCGCAAGGCGGCGAGTGGGATGCGATGACGTTCTCCTCGGTCGATTCGCCGTGGGTGTCCGACGGGTGGCTGAAAGAGAAATTCGCGGAGTACGAGGAAGACGAGCAGCGTGTCCGCATCCTGGGCCTGCCCCCGGAAGACTCGTCAAAATTCTTCATGGGCTTGAAACATGCCCACGCAATGTACCAGTGCGGCCGCATCATCCGCGACGATGAGCCGTTCGGTTGGTTGGTACTCTCGGATAATGCCCTAGGCGAAGGCTTGCGCGACAAGTCCAGCGTGGTGCTGGCACGGGCCATCGACCACGACGAAGCCCGGCGGGTGGAGGTTGTGGAGATCCCGTTACTCACGAACAAAGTGCGGGCGAACAAGCTGGCCGGTCATATCCTGGATGCCGGCGTGGGGGTGTCAAACCCGACGTTTGTGGTGGACAAGGGCGGCGTGGGTAGCGTGTTCCAAGACATCGAGGATTCCGGTGCGGTGGTGACTCCCGTGATATGGGGCAATCCATGCTGGAAACGGAAGAACAAAGATCGTTACCTAAACCAGCGGGCGCAGGCGACGCACCAGGCCACGCGGGCGGCAAAGGAGGGGCGGCTGTCCATTTTGACGCTGGACCACAAGAAGCAAGTGGTGGCCCAGTCCTCGGGCATCCCGATAGACCACACGGCAAACTTCCGCATCAAAGTGCCTGAGAAGGGTTCGGCGGCATGGGAGGGGCGCGGTAGCCCGGACTTGTGGGACGCGATCTGTTTTGCGTTCCTTGAGAACGTGGATTACCGCATTGCGGAGGGCGGCGGGGCGCAGGCTGACAGCGCCCGTGGGGATGTGGTGCAGCGGGCCATGGCCCTGTTTGCAGACATGGCCTAGGGGGGTGGGCGGTTTGTGTAAAGTTAAATTTATAACTGTAAAAGCGATAAACGTGACTTATAAAGTTTCATGAATAAGATAAGCCCGCTTATCTGTGCTTGTGAGATTTCCAAAATTTTTGAGGATGAAGCCCGTGAATGTGAATGATAAGGCTCCTGCGCAAGCAGCCTGTGCGGCCTATGTGGCGCGGCCTGATGACCTGCAAGTCGGCGGCACCCACTACGCCAACAAGGCGGTACAGCCATGGGCGGCCATGGAGGCATGGATGCAGCCGGAAGCGTTTGCGGGGTTTCTGCGCGGCAACGCCATCAAGTATCTGGCCCGTTGCGACGACAAGGGCGGGCTGGAGGATCTCAAGAAGGCGAGGCATTACCTGGACAAGTTGATTGCGTTTTTGGAGGGGCAGATATGAGGCGCATTTATCTCAGCGGCCCGATGACCGGCCTCCCCGGCTTAAATTTTCCCGCCTTCAATGCCGAGGCTGCGCGGCTGCGCGGGCTGGGGCATGTGGTGGTCAACCCGGCGGAAATAAACCCGGATGCAACGCTTTCATGGGGGCAGTGCATGAGGGCCGACATCAAGGCGTTGTGCGATTGCGACGTGCTGGCGTTGCTGCCGGGGTGGGAAACATCGCTCGGGGCGCATTTGGAGCTTCATATCGCGCACCGGATAGGGTTGGAAATCACGGCGGTGGGCTTGGTCGGGTCGGTCGTGGCTCTCCTGCCCCATGCGCCGGCCGATGCGGACAGGCCGCAGGGCATTATTGGGTGAAGGTTGATTTTGGATGGCCGTCGCAATCCGCTACGAACTCCTCGAAACCTACGGCAATCCGCCGGCGCATGGCGGCGGCTGGATTGTGGGTTCGGACGGATCGACGGCGGAGGAGTTGCGGCAGCACTTGATAACCCTGTATGGCCCTCGGCTGTCCTCCATTGAGGACGAGGAAGGCCACTGTTTGCCTTTGCGGCTTTAAATGGGTTTCCCTGTTACTTCCACTGATCCGTTTTCCGCCACGATCCATCGTTCAGGTTCGCGTCTTGCTCGAAAATCTTGCCGTCTTTCTTCCGGCGCATCTTGAAGTGCAGCAAGCCGTCCGCTTTGTTAAGAAAGCAGCCGACGGTGGTGAAGGCCCGGTTGCCGTAGATTAGCCATGCGTCTGCGGGCTTCATGAGGCGGTCCAGCGGAATGGAGCTTAACGCCTGGAATTGATAGCCTTGCTGGGTAAATTCGGCATCCGGGCAGGGCTTCATGACGAGGGTGGCAATGATGCCATTGCCCCAGTCGGCTTCCCAGGCTATGGCTTCGGTGGTCGGCGGCGCGGCAGGGGGTTGGGGCGGTGCCGCATCGGCAGCGGGCGATGCCTGCGTTGGGATTGGGGCGGCTGGAGGCGGGGCCGGGGCGGGGGTTGGGGGCGGTGCCTGCGCCTGGATAGGGGCGGCTGGGGGCGGGGCGGGGGTGGCTGCGCTGCAAAGCCAGCCTTCCCGCGCCGGTATCCTGCCGAGGGTGGCCTCGTTCTCGACCAGGCATAGCGTCATGCCATATCCCAATGACTGGGCTTCGGCGGGCAGGGTGCTGGGGCTGGCGCAATTGATCTTGACCTCCCTCGCGCCTTGGGAGACGCAGTGCATGGCCTGCGCGGGATTGCTCATGTCGGGGCTTCCGCACGAAAGCACCGCCAGCGGGATGAAGCATTGCAACATGTTTTCGTCCTTATTTTCCTAGGGAATGGCTTTTGATTGTGGTTTACAGGGTGGCTTTCATCATAATGGCATTGATGCGCCATTACTGATAAGCAGTTTAATTATTTCAATGAAGTTTGTTTGATATGTCTTAAAAACTTCCTGTTTTTCTTCTGCGGTTTTTGCCTCAATATATCTGGGCAACCATGCAAGCGGGACGTTTTTGTAATAGCGACCGCTTTTTCCATTCCAGGGTGTTCGACAGAGTTCTTTTAATGGAGAGGTGATATAAAGAAACCCCTTCAAGTTGACATCAGCGCCAAATTCTATCAGCAACGCTGCGCATTCAAGATCGACGTTTTGGCAGCAGCAAATCAACGCCTCGCCATTCTGCCCGTTTGGATCGGCTCCATGCTCAAGCAGCAAGCGCATGAGCTTGGCTGAACCACCTTGGGCGACCAGCACCAAGGGGCTAAAACCCGTCTGCTCGTTGAATTTATTTGGATTGGCTCCCGCCCGCAAGAGGGCTTCGATCACGTCTTCGGATGCCCCCCGCGCAATGGCGGCGTGGAATTTTCTGGTTGCTTCCCACTTCTTCACGGATTTCCATGGGGGTCGGTTGGAATTTTAACAAAATATAAAAATGCCGCTGGCTATGCAAGTTTTCGTGTGTTCAAGTGCGTATTTGTGAATTGAATAGTAGTATTTTCAAGGCATAGTGAATTTTTTGATGCAAATTGATGCAATTTTGCAGAATAGCAATTAAAATTGCCACACGCCTTGTTTGACAGCTTCGCCGCGTTGCCGTAGCCTTTCCGTCGCCTCCCACATTGGAGGCACCGGATTGGCGTCCGGGAAGCAACCGCGTCAGAAATGACGCACAGGCGTCTTTTTTTATGCGCGAAAACCAGTTTTTATGGGGATCGTGTGTGTGGCAGCCGCAAGGCTGGCCGGTTTGACGCTGTTGCCCGGTTACGCCAACCCGCACACGGTTCCCACCCTCATTGGCGTGAAGGTGGGGCTTTAAACCTTAGCAACGGGTCACAAGCCATGCCAAACCTCATTATTTCCGAACTATCCATCCGTCAAGACGCTAAAGGGCGTACTTGTCTTAACGATCTTCACCGTGCTGCCGTTGCCAATGGCGCAAACGAACGCACCAAGGAACCAGCGAAATTCATCGCCAGTCCACAAACCATTGAACTTGTTAAAGAACTGGAAACTACCCAAAATCCGGGTAGTTCGCCAGTCAACACAATCGAAGGCCGCAACGGCGGTACCTTCGTCGTCAAAGAACTGGTCTACGCCTACGCGATGTGGATCTCGCCCACCTTCCATTTGAAGGTCATCCGCGCCTACGACGCGATGGTGGCCCAAGCCTTCGACCCCGCGCCCTTGATGCAGGCGCTCGAAGACCAAGCCGCCATGCTCCGCCAGTTGCTGGCCCGCAGCGGGCGGGCGCAATTGCCCGCCCCCGCCGAGCCGCGCACGATCAACAAGGCCCAGCAGGGCGAGATCCACGCCGGCGCGGAGTCCAAGGCGCAGGTGATCGGCCAGCGGCACAAGCGGAACTGGTTCCTGGCCCGGTTGTGCGTCCATTTCAAGCTGGCCCGCTACCAGGACTTGCCCGCCGGGCGGTTTGAGGAGGCGCTGGATTTCCTGGACCGCTTGCAGATCGAGGAGATGTCCGGGCGCTTGTACGGGCTGCAACTGCATGAGTGGCACTGCTTGCAGGAGGCCCGCGAACGGGTGGCGCTCCGCCTCGCCGCCGCCGAGTCTTTGGGGGAACCCGCCGCCGCGCCGCTGGCCAGCTTGGCGGATGCCCCGGCGTCCGGCACGGACTTGGTGCCGGCCATGGCCGGTCGGCGCATCCTGGTGGAGTTCGGCGCGGACGGGCATTTCACGCTGGAGGATTTGGAGCCGGACGAACTGGTGATGAGCATGGCGGCGCACAAGGCGCACTTGGAACGGAGTGGCTATGTCGTTATCTCCCAAGGGCGGCTGGATGCCGTCCGCGACCTGCTGGCGTGAGGAGTCCGGCCATGGACACGCCCGCAATCGACCGCGCCACGGCGGCGCGGCTGAACCCTTACATCTCCGCCGTGATGGCGGAGGATACCTTTGAAAACCTGATATTGGCCTTGCGCGACTTCGGCCACATGCTGGCGCACAACGCGGATGACTCGGACGGCGAATCCATGCCGCTGGGGAACCTGCATTTGATGGCCGGGGTTTTCGCCTCGGCCTTGGAATACGAGGCCGACAACCTGCCGCCCCGCCCCGCTTCCCGGCGGGCAGATCCTGCGAAGTAACCCGCATTTTGCCGCAGGGACGCGGCACCCACCTCATGCCGTCCCGCCCACCATCCCCGCCTTGATCCGCTGGACAACCGACGTGCCTACACCGTGTTGTTTGGCTGTCTTGAGTATCCCCGTCCCTGCTCTAAGCGTCGCCAAAATGGCCTCTTCCTGGCTGGCCTTTGTCTTCGGTCGCCCCAGCGTCTTGCCGTTGGCCCTGGCGCGGGCCAGTCCGGCGTTCACCCGCTCACGGATCATCGCCCGCTCAAACTCGGAAAATACCCCCAGCATCTGGAACATCATTTTGCCCGCCGGCGTGGTGGTGTCCACACCTTGTTGATGTAGGTAGAGATCAATCCCCAAATGGTGGACATCATCCAAGAATGCCACTAGGTGTTTCAGGCTACGCCCCAAGCGGTCAACGCTCCATGTGGCCACCAGATCAAAGCGCCGCCGGGTAGCGTCCTTTAGCAGCCTGTCAAAGTCGGGGCGCTGCTCCCTCCCCTTGGCCCCGGAAATCCCCTCGTCCCGGTAAATCTCCACCACGTCCCAGCCCGCATGTTTGGCGACGCGATCCAGTTCAAGGAGTTGGTTCTCCACGGTCTGGCCGTCGGTCGAGACGCGGAGGTAGAAGGCGACGCGGCGGGGGGGTGTGGTGATGCCCATGCGGTATTCCGGTTCAGTTGGTGTTTAGGTGAGACATGTATACGCTTAACAAGTGATTTCAGTATAGCAGAAAATGACGGATTGCCTACCCGTAAACCGGGGCTTCCAGCGGAAGAATTTTTTATGGTTTTCCGTATAGGCCGGATTGCGGCTGTCTGGACCGGAAAACCCGCCATCGCCTCGCCTTGCGGGCCATCCATAATCGCCCCAGCAATTTTGGGAGCGAGTGTGGAAACAGGCGTCATCACCTTTAATTTAGCCGACCGGGGGCGCAAGCACCTGGGGCAGCCGCGCAACTTCAACATTCAAAAGTTGATGGGGATAGTCAACGGTCCCGCTACGCAAGAGCGCGTGAAGCACCGCGACATGCTGGGCTATTACGGCCACTGGCCGCGCCAGCGGTTTGGGATGCTGCCCGCTGAGGGCGGCATCGCCGAGGGCAAGGCCCATGCGGTGGAACCGGCCCTAGTCACGACTTACCTGCAATGCAACCCGGATGGGACCGTCGCACACAAATGCGAGTTTCTGGACACCGCTCCCGGCCAGATCGCCGCAAAGCTGTACGCGCAGCGCGTCGGCGGCTGGTCGTCGGCGATTGACGACGAGCAAAACCCACGAAACTTCTTCGGATTCGATTATGTGCTGAATCCGAACTTTTCAACCAACCGTGGCTATGCCCTGGATTCGGCCAATGGCGCCGACGGCGCGGCAGTTTTGGATGCCGTCGCCATCGCCGATTACAACGACGGCATTGCCGGAACGCTGGCCCTGCTGGACAGCATCCAGGCCAACTACAACGACGCGCTGGCAATCATCACCAAGCTGGCCGGCGAGAATGAGGAATTGTTGTCCTTGCTGGCGAAGGGCAAGGCGGCGGCAGTGCTGGACGGCGGCGGGAATATCCCGCTGTCGATTTCCCGTGACCCGGCCCAGCGCATGATGCAAGACATTCAAGGCTTCAAGACGGTGACACTGGAGCGCATTGTGGTGCCGCCCAATCAGCAGCAAGCAGAGGCCGCGCAGGAAGTGGCTGGGCTGGTCAGCCGGATGCTGGGGCGGTAAGCCAATGTTTGAGCCGGTCAAGATTGGGTTTGGCGAGTTCATGGGCGGGTATTACGCAGCCCTCTCGCCCACCACGAAGCCGTTGCAAGAGTTTGTCGGGCGCGGGTTGGCGAAATCCATCGCCTTCGCGCCGGGTCGGTTGGTGGACAAGGCGGCTGAGATGCTGGGCATGTGGCAGCGCAACGACACCGACCAATCCGCCACGCGACCGGCCAAGCTGCCCGCCATCATCGTGGGCGTCGCCAAGGACAGTATCCCGACCGGGCGCGACTTCACCCGGCAAATTGCCGACTCCGAGCATTTCGTCATCCCCGAAGACCCCAAGGGCCGCATGTTCGGCCTGCGCCTGGCGGCGGAGGATGTGCGGGCGCAGGTAGTGTTCTTCGCCGCCGACGAACCGACGGCGCGGAGCCTCGCCAAGCAGTTCCAGCTTTTCCTGGAAGTTCCGGCCAACCGCCGCTTCCAATCCGCCTACTCGTTTGCCGGTTTTGCCACGCGCTGGCCGGTGCAGATCGAAACCCCTGAAATCGCCCTGGTCAATGCCAGCGACGACGAGGTGAAGAATGTCACGGTGCTGGCGATGGACCTGGTACTCAAGGTCACGGTGCCATTGTTCGACGCGCCGAAAGTGGGCGAACCGAACGACGGGCTGGGAACGCCGGGAAATGTTGACGACCCGGCGGGATACCCGGTAGTCATCGAGGTCGAGAACAATCGCAAGGAGCCGTCGGCATGATGATCCCCATCCAAGCCAATATCACTGGCTATGCGAAGCCTGCTACCTTGTTTTCAGCCTATGACGACGATAGCGGCGTATTGGTGTTTGCGGTGGAGTCCAGCTTGAAAGTGGAGCGGCGGGAAGGCTGTCTGCTAATCGCCAACGCGCCCGATTGCAGCCCGGATGTGTTGTTTGGCGACAGCCTGTTCATGGAATCCATTACCGCTTTTTTCACGCTCCAGGCGGGCAATGGTCAGGGTTCGCAACTGTTGTTCCAGCCCAATGCCGAACGGGCCAGGCCCGCTATCGAAAGCGACGGATTCACCGATTCCGGGCCGCAATACCGGATCAACCCGGACATCACCAGCGCCCAGATCGCCACCCTGGCGACTTGCTGGTATGTGCATCGGCGGTTTGGGCAAATCGCCCGGACCCTAGCGGCGTTCGGCCAGATCAATGCGGCGCGGTCCACCGCCGAAAGGCTGGCGGCTGGGCAGATTGTGACGATTTGACGTGGATAGGCAAACACCCGCAGCCAAGTCGTTTTACCGGGCCATCCGCGACTTTGCCGAAGATCGCCAGCGGCATCCATGGAAAGCGGCGATTTACTACACCACATTGCCGGACGAGATGCACGATCCGACGCTGGTATCGCGTCGGGTATATGGCCGGCCGGATGAATTCTTGGCGGTCATGGCGGCGGCGGGCCTGAATCTGTCCATCCAGCCCATGCCCCAGGCCACGCGGCTGGCCTTGCCCAATGAGCAGGATCTGGTGGCAATCAAGCGCCGCACCGGCTTTGAGTCGCGGGCGGCTTACCGGGACGGCGACGTGCCGGTGTGGGCCGGGTAAGTGGCGCGCGAGAAAAAAGAGCGGCCAGCGCCGTCGATAGGACAGGTTGCCGGGTCTGGCGACGAAGCCCGCAAACGCGCCAAGATTGATGAGCGGAACCGCGCCAGCAAATTCAAGGTGGCGCGGATTCTTCTGCCGCATGAGGCGGAAACCGGGCAATGGGATGCCGACAAGGTACTCAAGACCACGCTGGGGATGCCGAAAGGCCAGACGCGGGACATCACCCAGGCAGACTTGGCGGCGTTCAAGGAAAACATGCGCCGGGTGCGGATGCGCTGGACGCATGGCGTGGTTGGCATCGACGGAGAGGAGGCGGCAGACAAGTCCCGAAGCTGGACGCCGGGTATCACGCCCCGGCAAGTCATCGCCCATGCGCTGGAAACGCGCCGGGAGCGGGCGAGGAAGGAAATCCATATGGCTGTTCCTGTGTTCGGCAACACGCTGTCAGTGGTCGGCAGCACCCCGTCCGCCGTGGTGCGGTTTCTGACCAATGCGGGACCAGATTGCCGACGCAAGCCCAACCGCCACCATGTCACGGTGCAGTTTTTGAGCTTCTTTTCCGCCGTCCAGTCAGTGGAAATGCCCGCGCCCAAAGCGGCGGGCTGGCTGTCGCAACAGCCGATCCGGTTTGATTGCGATTGCGAAGACCACACCTACCGGTTTCGCTATGTCGCCTCCATCGGTGGGTTTGCGTTCGGGCGGGTGGAAACCGGGTTCCCCAAGGAACGCAACCCACTGTTAGAAGGCGTGGCCTGCAAGCATGTCGTGCGCGTCATGCAGCAGATCGACAGCGGCGTGGTAGCTATCCGCTTCCTCGCCAAAATGATCGACAAAGCGAGAAAGCATCCGACGGGCAAGGCCCAGGCGCAGACCTCGCAGAAGGAGGCCGACAAGATCGCCAAGCGGCAGCTTTCCAGGCCGTCGCAGATCAAGGTGAAGGCGGATCGGGCATTGAAAAAAATCCCGGCGACGGCAAAGCCTGGGCCGGTCACCAAAACTACCAAGCCCCTGCCGGCGTCGCCCGATCCATTCGCAGCCATGAAGGCGGCTATGCGGATGGCGGGGGTGTCGGAAGAGAAGATCAAACAAACTATTGCCAATTTGAATGCCAGCGGAGCGTAGACATGAACACAAACCGGGCCGGAATTGACCTGATTAAACGTTTTGAGTCGTTGCAAGTGCGGGCTTATTTGCCTACTCCCAACGACGTATTGACCATCGGCTACGGCCATACCGGGCCGGATGTGCGCAAGGGCATGGTCATTACCGAAGAACGGGCGGAGGAGTTGCTGACACAGGACTTGACGCGATTTGAAAATGCCGTAGCGACCAGTTTGGGTGGGGCTGAAACCACAGAAAACCAGTTTTCGGCGATGGTTTCGTTGGCGTTCAACATCGGGATCGGAGCCTTCAAGTCCAGTTCGGTGCTGCGTTTCCATCGGGAGGGCAAGACAGAACAAGCAGCAGCGGCGTTTATCATGTGGAACAAGCAGGCGGGCAAAGTCTTGGCCGGCCTGTCGCGGCGGCGCAATGCCGAGCGCGATTTGTACCTGCGCCGATAAGCCTCTCCCATGCTTTCCGCCGTCCCCGCCCAGCTCGCCAAGCTGTCCCGCACCGTGGTCATCAATCATCCGAACGCATGGAGTTGCCAGGTGCTGCGCAAAATCGTGAACCGGATGGGAGCGTCGGTGGGTGAGATGCCGACGATGGGCGGTTTGATGGTGTTGGACTCCGAGGACGAGGAAGATATTGATTTCGAGCCGCTGGGCAATGGCTATGCCGTGCAAGTGGTAGATGCCTTCCAGCCTGCATTGATGATGGACCGGCAGGACGCCAATAACATGGCGGACACGCAGCGGTTCATGATCGAGCCGGAAGACGCGCCAGGAACGGCGGGTTGGTTTGCCGTCCACAAACATGACGTGGTTTACCTGTCGCTGGGGGACGGCTTGGTTAAGCTGGCATTTGAGGTTGTCGCGGTCGAGACGCCGCTGAACATGCCTGCAATTGGCGTTTCCATGCCTTACGCGCAGCGGTATGTCATGAACCGGCGCGATGATTTGCATATCGGGGTGCCACCGTAGCAGGCCCATACGGAAAACCCCGTTGAAACGCGAAGCCTTGAAGCCTTGATCTGCGCGGGGTGGAGAGTGGTAGTTTCGTTATACGCTTAACAGCAGTTTTGCGTATATCCCGCGCCGGAAAACCCGCCCGCGCCCGTCTCTGGCGGGCCATTATCATCCGGGCATGGACATCAACGCCCCAGACCTCCAAGCCAGCCTTGAGAACGCCGCGCATGACGGCGCGTTCGGCATCAACCGCAGGCCAGCCCCGACCGATGCCCAGTGCGCCGCCGGCAACTACAAGGTGGGCCGCGTGGACTTCCACGGCCTACCGCTGGCCATTGAACAGCCACGCGGCACCTATCGCACCGGCACGGGCGCAGACGGCAAGCGTTGGTCCACCCGTCTGGCCGCCCATTACGGCTATGTCACCGGAACAAAAGGCGCGGATGGCGACCCGGTGGATTGCTTCATCGGACAGTTTCCGATGGCCGAACTCGCCTATGTCATCAACCAGCAGCGCAATGAAAAGGCCGACCTAGACCAGTGGTTCGACGAACACAAAATCATGCTGGGCTTCCCCGATGAAGCCACCGCCCGCCAAGCCTACCTGAACTCCTACGAGCGTGGTTGGAAAGGGCTTTCAAGCATCGTTCCTGCAACCCTACAGCAGCTCAAGTGGTGGTTGAAAAACGGCGACCTGAGCCGCCCCTTGCGCCCCGAACACATCCCTTCTTTTATACCGCAGGCATACACAGCCATGACCCAAAAAACTTGGTGGACACCCGATGCCACGCCCGAAAACAGCAGCCTAGGCCAAGTGCTTTACGACCTACGCCGTGGCGAAGAGGGCTGCTTGGTGATGGACGCCGTGACGCTGGCCGACATCATCGAGGACTCGGACGGCGGCATCGTGCTGGACGCCCTGGTGACGCCCTACTCCCAGTTGCAGCGCAAGATGGACATCCTCAAGGGCGTCATGGACCGTGCCGGGGGCGCGGTGAAGGTTGCGGCCATGCAGATCAGCGAGCCATTCACTCAAAAAGGCACGGCGAACGTCGCGGTGATTTTCGAGCTTTCCGACGGGCAGACGGTCAGCGTCTACCTACATAACCCGGACACCACACCCAAGAAGATCGCGCCGGCGGACGAGCTGATTTCCTGGAAGTGGCTGTTGAACAAGAAGGACATCACCCTGGTGGTGGCCCCAGAGCGCGGCGAGGATTTGCATGTGCGCGAGGTGGCTAGGCGCATCATGAAGCTGGCCGAGAAGAATTCCCCGGCGTTCCAGCGGGCCAATGCCAACCGCGCAGCCAAAATGCAGGCCATCGAAGGCTTGCGGACGGAAATCACCCAGCTTGAGGGGGAGCTTGCAGGCAAACAGCGGGAGCTTGAGGCGAAGAAGGTCGAGAATGAGATGGCCACACCTAAGCCTGTGCAAGCTGAATCCATTGGAATGGTTTATGTTCTTACAGCAGCGAAAGAATTTATAAACAGGTATATGGGGGGTAATAAATTAGCTACTTTAGTTATTACCAGAAATGCGGATACAGGAAAAATAATTAGTGAATCACTAGTTAATACGCCTTCAAAGGAAGCAATTACAACGGCTATTAACAGAGGCCATACTAAGGCGGGCGATTTAGGCGTTAATGCCGAAACAGCGCTGGTTTCAGCTTCTAGTTTAGGAAATTTGGCGGCCGCTGATTTGCTTAGGAAGCGAGGTATTCATGTTTCAGAAGAAGACCCACCAGGATTAGTTCCAGATGGAATTGTGAAGGGTGAGTTATATGATGTGGTGATAAACACATCTAGCGGGATAGAAAATCCGCCTCGGTTTTGGAAGGGTTCGGAATATATGGGCTTGCGGGATGATGGCTCAGTTGGATTAAAGCAAGATTTGTTGGCTTATTTCCTACATGTTGCAAGTTCAACATCGCTTAAATTGAAACTGGAAACATTGCGGGAATATTGGCAAAAGGGTTTGGTAAAACCCGCGAAGATGGAGGCGGATACAGCCCCGGAATTCGACCCAACAACGCCGGAAGGCTACGCCGAAGCAATGGCTGACCCTGCGTTGCAAGAAAAGTGGCAAGACAGACTTGATGCGTTTTTTCAGACGCGCATTTTGGCCGTGCGACAGGCGTTGCGGGATATTGGGTGGGATGGCCGCACACCTGTCGATGCGAGGCTGTACAAGGATTCTGGCGGTGAAATCCAGCCGACCTTTACGCATGTCGGCGCCGGGAAAAACGTGGTTGGTTACATGATGCACGGTATTGCCGACGACCTGACGCAAACGCCCGCCGAGTTTGCGGCGAGGGTCGATGCGACGGCGGTTGCAGAAACGACGCAAGCAAAAACTCCATCCGCAAACTCGGAAGACCCCCAGAAATCCGCCGACCGCGCCCTGTTCCAGGCCGTGATTGACGGCGACGTGTCCGCCGTGGCCCCTGGTCTGGCCGAAGGGCTGCTAGATGAAGGGCTAGATCCTCTGTTGGAGGATGCCTACAACCGCAACGCCGACGACCCCGGCATGGCCGCGTTGTTTGAGCAGGCCATCATGGTGTTGCAAGAAAAACGGCTGGCGGCGTTCGACTCGATTGGCCTTGCGCCCGTCGGCGGCAATGACGCCGAGGGTACGCTGGCCGACGAACTGGGCGAAGAATGGCTGGGCGATGGCGACTGGCAGGACGAGGAGCAGGAACGCGCCGAAGCGGCGGATAGGATTCGGGCGGAACGCGAACGGGAACAGCAGGATGCGGCGCTCGATAGCATTGTTTTGGATGGTGCAAACGATATGCACTGGATCACCACAAAGACCGGAAGCCATCTCTTGATCCAGGGCAACCCGCGCAAGGGCTTCACGGTGCGCGGCGGTGCGGGCGGCAAGTTCAACGGGCAGAAGTGGAAGCCCATGAAGATCGGCAAAGCGGTGAAGGGCAAGGAATACCACGAAATGACCCGCGAGGAATTTCACCAGTCACATGCCAATCGCCCTGTCAAGCGAGAGGCCCATCCTGTCACGGGGGAAATGTATAACCGCAAAGACAGTTTGGATGTGCAGCATAGAAGGCATCTGCAAAAGGCGGCGCAAGCCGGAAAAATGATTCCTGAGCATGTCCAGAATGATTTTAAACGGGTAGATCCCAAACACGCGGCCTGGGCACTCGATGGAGTTTCGCTATGAACCCCATGGCCCGCCTGAAACTCCTCACCGAACTGGCCGGCATCCGCAAGACGCTGGCCGGGCTTGGCACCGGCCCGGCGGCGGCGATGCAACGCCTCAAACTATTGGGCCGGGTGAACCAAATCCGCAAAGAGCTTGGCGCCAACCTATCGACAAAAAACGATGAAACTGAACAACGTACCCCAGATAGTGAAAAAGGCAATCTGCCGGAGAATCCGGGCGAACTGGGTGCCGTTCCGCCTGAAAGTGTCCCGGCAGCGGATGCGACAGGCCAACAAACGGCGTTCCTGCAAGCGGTTGCGGAGGGCGAATACGATGGCGAAGACCTTGCGGTGCTTCTTGGCAAGATCGAAGTGGCGGTCAATGGCCTGAATTCCGCCGGCCAACTTGAGGGCGACGCCGGCCGGGCCGCGAATGCCGCGATTACCCGCTGGGCGGAGTTGGACCGGCAAGCCTACGGCGACTAGGCTATGCCCAGCACAGTACAGCGCCTTGGGTTTGCCCGCGAATTGCTGGCAGAGCGGGGCAAGCTCAAAGAGTGGACGGGGACCAGCTTTGTAGGCCAAGCGCAAAAACGGGCTGATGCCCTTAGCCGCGTCCTTTTGGGCGAAACCGGCGACGGCCCCGAAAGCATCGACCTGTTCGCCGTGTCGCACACCGCCCATGTCCTGGGCCGGATGCTGGACGGGCTGGAAGGTGCCGAGCGGGATCTTGCCGACGAGTACATCCGTCGCATGTCAGTGCTGCTGTACCAAGCGGCAGGTGACAGTCGGTCGGCAAAAGATAGCTTGCGGGCGTTGCGCGACAAGGCGGTTCTTTCTGGCAAACAGGAACGGATGGACACCGCTGCGGCCTTGCTGGCTGAATATGGCGGCAAAGGCCAGGTCATGCAGGATGCGGCAAGCGGCATCGCTCCCATGGTCGGCAGGCTGAAAGTTATCGACAAAGAAAGCGCGGATTCTGTTGAAAAAAGCACTCGGGCGGTTGCGGATGCCCGTGAGCAATTCATTCAGCGGATAACGGCCATAGCCCAAGAGGCGGCAAATGCCGGACGCTGGAATGGCGACTACCAGAAACAGATGCAGGCGCAATGGGAGGCGGAATGGGCCGCTGAGAGAGCTAGGATCATCCGGTTTTACGCCCCGAATACTGACGGTGATCGCGCAGAGAAAAACCGCATCGCCAGCGAGATGTGCCGTGTGGGGGCTGAATTGATCGACGACCTGCTGGCGCAATCGCCGATTTCCAGGCAGCAGGCCCAAGCATGGGCGGATGCCCAGGTCATTGGCAAGGCCGCGCAAGCCAGACTTAAGAAAATGGGCTATGGAATGCAGTATGTGCGCTGGGACATGGCCGAGTTCTACAGGCTGTCGCGGGGCAGGCTGGGAAATATCCGCATCGAATCGGCGGGAGGTAGGCGGGCCAACGCCACGGACATAGACTCATCGGACGATGGCATAATCAACCTGGGAAGCCGGTTCGACAAGCGCACCCTATTCCATGAACTGGCCCACCACCTGGAGCAAGACCCTGCTGCGCAACAGGCTGCGCAAGGCTTCCTCGCCAAGCGGCGCACGAAGGATTCTCCTGTCCCGTTGCGCAAGCTAACCGGCAACAAGGGTTACGGACCCGACGAAACCGCCTACCCGGATGATTTCATCTCCCCCTACATCGGGAAATTTTACCCGACCGGCCTGACCGAGGTTTTCAGCATGGGGGTGGAGTCATTCAGCGACCCGGCGCTACTTGCGATGCGCATCGCCAAAGACCCGGAAATGTTCAGCCTCATTGCCGGGTTCCTGCAATCGGAACCGCATCCGCTGTTCCAGGCCATGAAACGGCTTTACGGGCAGGCGAACACGGCGAATAAGGTGGAGGCATAGCCGGGTTTTGGGTGAGGCGTGATCTGGCGCGGTTCGCAAGCTCACCGCGCCCTACCGCGCTGCGATAGATACCGCGCCTTACCATGTTGAAAAAGTAAGCCGAGGAATAGCAAAGTTGAGGATAGCTTGATTTTCGTTGTTTTTTATTATATGCGTAAAAAACTTAATTGAAAGTGTTTTTTGCGCATAAAATTGTTTTTTTGCGGGAGACTCTACGGCAAAGACACTGGATCGTAGACCTCGCAGCACCGTACACGCCCCGCGCCGGAAAACCCGCCCCCGTTCCGTCCCCATCGCACCCTATGCTAGGCGTACCAAAGACCGCCCAGTATCCCCATGAACACTCCCACCGCAAGCAACATTTACATTGTCACCACCCCTTTTGGCGTTGTACAAGCCGCCTTCCGCCCGGACGGTCTGGGCGCTGACCTATCCGGCCCACCGGATGCCGTGGCCCATGTCCGTGACATCGCCGCCCGCCAATGCGACGGGCAAGGCTTCTCGATTGCTCTGGATAGCGTGTCAGGGGATGACTTCTTCTACTTCTGCCAGCCGGATGGCAGCGGTGTGTCCATCCTGGAGCCGTTTTCGGCGATGCTGGCGCGGTTGCAGCGGGAGGGGTGGGATGATGAGCGGCGGGGTATTGTGCTTGATGACGCGGCGGGCGGCGGCGTGGGCAACCTTGCTGAAATATCCGTTTTGCGAACCGAATTTCAGGCCGCGCCAACCTTGCGCAAGCTGGCGCTTGCCAAGCAGATCCTGGCCTTTCGCCAAAGGCAGGAAGCCTCCGACTTCGGCTTGAAAGCCAGCGGCAGAAAGACCCGCGAACGCATCAACGCCCAGGTGGCGGGCATCGTCGCGCAGATCCAGGCCGGGAAAGACCCGAAGACGCTGACCCCGGAAGAGTTGGACCTGTTCAAGCAGTATTCCGGGCGCGGCGGTCTGACCGACAATAGCCAGGACCAATACTACACGCCGACTTACATCGCCGAGGGTGTTTGGGATTTGCTGGCGGCGAATGGCTTTGCCAGTGGCAACGTGTTGGAGCCAAGCGCCGGGGCGGGCGTGTTCTGCGCGACGAAAAACCCCGGCGCGGTCATCACCGGCACGGAAATCGACCCCATCGCGGCGACCGTCAACCAAGTCCTCCACCCGCAAGACCAGATCCTCGCCCAGCCTTTCGAGAAACTGGCCGTCTCTGCGCCGGACAATACGTTCGATGCCGTAGTCGGCAACGTGCCGTTCGGGGCGCGGGGCGCATCGGCGCATGACGACCCGGCGTTCAAGGCCGAGAAGACCTTGGAGCGGTATTTCATTTCCCGCGTCATCGACAAGACTCGCCCCGGCGGGCTTATCACTCTGGTGGTGCCGACGTGCATCATCGGGAGCGCCCAAGGCCCGTACAAGCGGTTCCGGGCGATGATTTCCCGCAAGGCGGAATTCCTGGGGGCGCACAAGCTGCCGTCGAAAGCCTTTGGCAAGCAAGGCACGGACACGGTGACGGACATCATCGTGCTGCGCAAGCATCCTGCCGACTTACTGGACAAGGTGGATGACTTGCCCGCCGCCACCTTGGCGGCAGCGAATGTGCTGTGGGCCGAATTCATCGAAGGCCGGTACTGGAAGGGCGAGGGCCGGAGATTCATCCAAGGCACCCATGTTGCTGCTGACAAGACCAAGTTCCGCGCCGTGGAGCAAGTTATCCGCGACGGCGGACTGACCGACGAAGCCCTTAAGCGCCGCTTGGCGGTGAAATTCGACAGCCGGATTGACTGGGCCGCGCTGGATAGCGCCGAGCCGGTGGTGAACCTCTACGCCCCCGGCGACCGCAAGACGATCAACGGCAAGGAAATGGAGTTCGACGGCCAGCATTGGGGCGAGGTGTCCTACCATGCGGACCCCAACGACGCCGCGCTTGATCCGGCCCGCTTCGGGGTGGAATCGCTGTCGCGGCTGCAATCCGTGCTGGAATCGCCGGATTCAATGTTGCAGCTTACGCACATGCAGGCGTTCGCCGCCTACAAGGCTTATCCCAGCCTGTTCAGCGCACAGCAGCGCATGGCGGTGGAGTTCGCGTTGTCGCAGCCAGAGGATAAATTCAGGGAACAGGCTTACCGGGGATCGCTGATTGGCTCCGTGGTCAATCTTGCCATGGCCCGCGAAAACGCCGGGAACGGCGATGACACTTTGCGCCTGCGGGCGGTGGCCTTGCTGGAAAACGAGTTCGCCACCTTCGGCCACCCGCGCAACGTGAAAGGCTTCCTGCTGGACGGTGAACAGGCCCGCCATTTCGGCGCGTTCCTTGGGGCGGTGGATGAAAGGGGAAATATCTCGCCAGTGCTGAAAGGCGGCGTCGAGACGGCGCAGGGCTACGCTTCGGAGAGCCTGCTGTCCATCGTCGAGTGGGCATTCAAATCGTCCGGGGCGCAGTTGGAGCTTGCCGAAGTGCAAAAGCTCTATACCGGCCCGCGCAAGATCGAAACTTTGGGCGACCTCGCCGACGTGGACAACGTGGCCATCACCGCGAACGGCTTCATCGCGCCGGCGCGGTCTTACCTGTGCGGCGAAATCTACCAGCGGGCGGCCGAGATCCAGGATGCCATGGAAAAAGAGGCCGACCCGCGCTTGAAGGACAAATTCCAGCGGCAGATTGACGCCATGATGGCGAAGGCCAAGCATACCGCCATTGAGGACATCAATTTCGGGCTGCGCGACAAGTGGATAGACCAGCGGTACAAGTTGGAGTTCTTGGAACAGTCGGGCTACCACTTCGCCTACAACACTTGGGAGAATGCGGGGAAGACCTCCGAAACTGGGGCGGTTTACCAGGGGCGGGAGAATACCAAAGACACAGCCAACCCCAACGGGGAATGGGTGGTATCCGAGCGCGACGTGAAGCGATCCAAGTTCGCCCGCCAGCTTGAGCATTACATGAATGGCCATAGCATCGGCTTCCGCATGGGCGAGGGCGAGAACGACAAGGCCAAGCAAGAGCGCCTCAAGGAATACCGCGACCAGGTGGCCGCGCTGGAGGAGCAGTTCAAGTATTTCATGCAGTCGCATGGCGATTTTGCCGACCTGGAGCGCACTTACAACCTGACCTTCAATCACTACGTCAAGCCGGAATACGACCAGGGCGACTTGGGGCTGCAAGGCATTTCCGGCCAGATCAAGCCGCATTGGTATCAAAACCAGGGTGTCCGGCAGCTTTCCGAGGCAGGCACCGGAATCTTGGGGTTCGATGTTGGGCTAGGCAAAACCACAACCGCGCTGGCCTTCTCGGCTTACGACCGCCAAATGGGCCGTTCCACCAAGCACTTGATCGTAGTGCCGAATTCGGTGCTGGCGAACTGGTATATGGAGTCGAAAAAGTTCTATGGCAACCATGATGCCATGCTGTTCGTCGGTTTCGAGCCAAAGCGCGACGCGAAAACCGGCGAGATCGTGCGCGAGGCCATCCTGGACGAAAACGGCCAGCCGCAGACCAACCGCCATACCGGGGAAATCGAGTACCAGGACATTCTCGTCAAGGATTCGCCGGATGCGGTGTTTGAGAAGATGCACCAGATCCCGCATACCACGGCAGCGTTGGTGGTGATGACCGAGGAGAAGTTCGCCACCATTCCCATGCGCGAGGAATCGCGGTTGAAATATGCCGAGAAGTGGGCGGAGAAGTCGATGATGAGCCGCGCCGACGCAGCGAAGATGACGAAGACCGATGGTAAGAGCTACGCCGAAGACAAGCAGGAAAACAGGCTGGCAAACCAGTTCGCCGACGATGGCACAAAGAAGAAAAAGGAGCTTCCCTATTTCGAGGATATGGGCTTTGACCGCGTGATTGTGGACGAGGGCCACCGCTTCCGCAACTCGTTTGCCATCCAGGATGGCGACACGGCGAAGTTGGCCTATCTGCCCAACCCAGCGCTGGCGCAGCGGGCTTCAGACATGGCGATGAAGATGAACTACTTGCGCGACAAGTTCGACGGCAAGGGTTCCATCCTGCTGACCGCCACGCCGGTTGCCAACTCGCCCATTGAGATTTTCAACATGCTGTCGCTGGTCATCGACCAGTCCGAGTTTGAGCGCATCGGCGTTTACACGCCCGACGATTTCGTGCGCTACTTCGGCGACATCGGCATGGTGGACAAGCTCACCGTGTCGGGCGTCGTCAAGCCCAAGGAAGGCTTGCGGGGGTTCAAGAATTTGCGTTCCTTGCGCGAGTTGTTCCACCGCTACTCAAATATGATGGGGCCGAAGGATGTGGACCCAGAGGGCAATGTCATGAAATTGCCCGAGGCGGTCGAGATGATCGACCAACTAGACATGACGTCGGCACAGGAATCGCTGTACAAGACATTGCGCGAGGAAGCCAAGGATGCGGCAACCCCAAGAAAATTGCCGATGGCGATGCCCGCCCGATGTTTGCTGTGTTGCGCGACATGGACCGCGTGACGACCGACGTGGACATGTACTACAGGCAAATTACCTTCCACTTCCGGGCGTCGGACGAGGCCAAGGTAAAGGCGCTGATTGCCGATTTGCCAGCAACCCTGAGCCAAACTTTCACGGATGAAGACACCCGTGAAAAGTTTGAATCTGCGGTCAAAAAAACGGGGGATTACACGGTCCATGGCGACACGCTGGTCTATGTCGCCCCGGAAAACTACGAAGAGGCCGTCAACATGCGGCTGGCGAAGTTTGGTATCCAATTTGTGGACCATCCGCTGCGCCCCAAGTATGCCAAGCTGATTGCCAATATGCAGGCCGAGTTGGACGCCAAAGGCAAGCAGTTGGTATTCACCGAAGAAAAGAGCCAGCACGGCAAGCTGGCACGGATCATCGTCAACAATCTTCCGGTGACCGCCGACCAAATCGCCATCACATGCCTGTGGCGACTGCCGTGGATATTTCCCGTGTCCAGCAATCGCTGGGCGGAACCTATGCAACGGAATATACGGACGCTCAACAGCGCATGGCTGAATGGATCGCAGCGGGCGATTATGTCAACAATGGCGAGGGAATGGCGGCAGTCAGCGAAGCGGCGACGGCAGAACGCGCCCGCCTGCAAGAATTACAGCGCCAGCTTGAGGCTGAAGAGGAGCGCGCCAAGAACGAAGCCTTGAAATCCGATCCAAACTACCGTGAAGTTCCCGCCGCCCTGGCGGAAAAGTTCCAGGCGCTTGGGATTGCGGTGTTTTACAACACCGAAGCCATCCAGTTGGATGGGTTCAAGGGTAAGAAAGGCCAATCCTATGCGCCGTTTCAAGAAATTTTCCTCAAGGACCGCAACGGCAAAGGGGGGCGGGTGTTTATCACCAAGGAAATCCTGAAAAGCCGGTTCAGCGCGATTTTTTGCAGCGGTGTGATTCGGGGCGACAGGAAATATGGCGATTCCACATGGCATATGCCGGGATCTGTGAATTTGGAGGCTTTGTATGAGGTTTTGAGTTGAAAGCCTGTCAGGCATCGGAACTTTAGGCCGATATGAGTCCTGGTAACTAAGCCACCGGGCAGGCATCGGAACTGCAAATTCGCAATCCATTATACAAACATCGCCAGGCTTTCCATATCGCTGTCGTACCGCACTCCGCATCGCGTTAGCGTCAGGATGTCTTCATCCGTCGCTACGTCTGATAGCTTATCGCAGTCGGTGTCGAGAAAAATCTCATCGTGTTCTGCTGCCGAAACCATATCGATCCCTTCGTTTGGAACCAGTTTGTCAAGCAGTATAAAAGCACATATGTCGGGACGTGAGTGCAACTTGTTTTCCACGCTGTTGAATTGCAGGTATTCGTTGGAGTGCTTGGCGAATGTCTCTTGCAGGTCAATCATTGTTTTGTCCTCATATTCGTTGCCTAAATAACCGTTCGAGCGGACGCGGGCGATGAAGCCGCCCGCGCCGCTCAACGCTGGTCGTTATCCGTCCATGGGAAAATCACGCAAAGTCTTCATCAACCAGCGTGTAATCCACCGTATCCCCCTCCTCCGTTATCACGGTAAACAGGTTCCCGCCCTGATAGTTGTCATGGAAGGCGAACGCGGCGGCCACATCCCATTCAGGCTTGCCGAGCGTGGCCTGCGCCACTAGGTCAGGATCGACCGCCTCCCCACCAATCAACCCCCTTGCTTGCATAAGCGCTTTGACCGGCCACCACATCGGGCCGAAGGAGAGGTATTGCTGCGGGCTTTGCGCCACCAGCCCCGCAATGCCTTGCAACATCTGGTCAGCCCAGCCCCTGACCGTGCCGGTGCCGGTCCCCTCCAGGATGATCGGCTCCAGTTGGTCGGGTGTGAACAGGGCAAGTTTTGGCAGGCTCATGGGGGCGGTCCTCGGCGGTCTGAAAAACTACAGCATACACCAAACCGGGACCGGAAAACCCCGCTCTTTCCCCTTTTTTGCCTATTGCAGAATGCAGACAACGCCGGACAAGCCCCGGCCCCCCATTATCTGCAACAGGCCGGAGCCATGAGCGAAATCGCACAACAAGTTTACCGCAAGCATACCAAGTCGCTGGAAAGGGTTGCCACCTTCGTCGCCGAACTGAAAGGGTCCGCCGCCAAGGCGGGTGGCGTGTTTGATGCTGTTGCCGCCCAGGATTATGTCGTCGATTCCGTGCGGCGCGAAAGTGGTTCGCCCGTGCCGGAAAAGCTCGCCGTGGTGATGGAGGAATTGCAGGTCGCCAATCCTATTGCGTCGAGAATCGTGTTGGATTCGCTGGGCAAGGCCATTGCGGGCTACGAGCGCGAGCATGGCGTCCAGGTGCCGCCCGATCTCATCAATCAGGCTATCCACAATTTGTACGCTGCCAGCGGCGAAGCCAGGAAGAGGTATAAGGGCAACCCGATTCTGGACAGCGCCAACTCGCTGCACATGGACAATAACTCATTGCAGCCCAACCGCGCCGTGGTTTCGCTGCTGTCCATATTCTCCGAGGCCATCCCGTTTGCCCACTACCTGCCCGCCGACATCGGCAGCAACGAGGCCAAATTGGCGATTTTGAGCCATGAAACAGGTGCCGTCGCTTACGGCGAATATGGCATCAACGCCAACTTGGATGGCATCAACAGCGGCAGGCGCTACATTAGCTCCAAGCGTTCGCATCGCGGCAGCATTTCCGTCGCGGTGGGCCATGAAGGCGAGGTGTCCGGCGCGTTGACCACGGTGCAGAGCGCCGTCGATGCCTGCGATCCCGCCGCAGATCCCATCAAATTGATTCGTGGGCGTTCGCAAATTTATGTCAACGGGTTGCTGGCGGGCGGCGAGGTGTCCGCGTCAGGCTCTGGCAATTCCGTGGTGTCGGGTTCTGCCGCCGTGGCCGGCACGACTTACACCATCAGCGGCAACATCAACACCGACACGGGTGTGTTTTTGCTGACTACATCGCCCGCCATCCCCAACACCAACACGGTCATCGTCGAAGGTTTCCGGGACTACGAGCGCGAAGCCGGTTCCGAGCGCCCGCAGATCATCTCAAACGTTGAGGTGTTTCCCTTGTTCGCCCTGCCCTGGGAGGCCAATACCCAAATCGCCATGGGCGCATCGACGCAGATGCAGCAGGAGCTTGGCCTGGATGGCTACAGCGAGGGGATGATGACGATCAATCTCCAATACGCGAATGAGCGCCATTACGACGCCTTGACCATGGCCCGCCGCATCGCGGCGAACCGCCAGTATACCTTCGACTTCGACTATCCCAATCGCAAAGTCCAGTTGGTGCGCTCGATGATGTGGTTGGATTTCGCCTATCAGTTGGGCGTGGCCAGCCAGGTCATGGCAAACGAAACCATCAACCACGGTATCACCCATTTGTATGTAGGAAAGGAGGTGCTGTCGCAATGGCAAGCCCTGCCGGGTGACCTGTGGCAACCCTCCGGCATTGTCGAGCGTCCCGGCATCTACCGCGCCGGCACGTTGTTCGGCAAGTATGCCGTTTACTACGACCCCCGCGCCACTGAGGCGCTGGTCAGCAGCCACATGAGCAGCACCGTGCTGTGCATCGGACGCGCTACCGAGGTGGCCCGCAACTTCATCGTCATGGGCGATGCCGTGCCGCCGACGATGGTCCCCCTGTCCGTCGGCACCGACCTTAAGCGCGGGACGGGTTTCTACGCCCGTGGCTTCACCAACCAGAATCCGCACCCGCCCAGCCAGATGGGTTGTGCGCAAATCCTCATCACCAACCTAACGTAATAAGGGGGCGACGATAATGCGCATAATCACGATTGGAGACCCCAACCAGACCGCAACCGGCGCGAACGCCGCCATTGACGCGGTGTTCGCAGATGCCGTGTTTCCGTTGATGGTCAAACTGACTAATCACGCGCCACAGAATCGGGTGTTGTCGGAACTTGATGTGTTCTTGGGGCCGGATACCACGGAGGCGGCATCGGCGGTGGCTATCGTCAGCAACTTGGAATTGTTGCACCGCGTCGCGTCAAGCTGTGAACAAATTGCCGCGCTAAATCGTCATGCGAAGGCCGTCACCATTGAAGAAGTGGAGGTTTCTGCCGATCCGATGCTCGAACCGGCCAAGTCCAGGGCAAGCCGCAAAGCGCCAGCCGCGCAGCAGGACGCATTGCCGATTGAGATGGAGCAGCCGCAATGACCGCTCAATTCGTCCGCTCCTTGGGCGCAGAACCCGGCGTCCAGCTTAATCCGCTGCAAGACAACTCGGAAATCTTTGTCGGCGACAACTCCGACCAGCGATTTGCTATTGCCGCCCGCTTCACGCGGGGGCGCATTGACAAGCCGTTCAAGGTTGATCGCAGCAACGTCAAGAAAAAATTAGGCAAGGGCGAACCCATCCGTCTTTCTGCGCTCAACGAGGCGTGGGTGCATGTGGTCGAGGCTTTGAACAACGGCGCTTACGAGGCCGTGGTCCAGCGGTTGGCAACATCCGCGGCCGTGGTTAAGTGGGCAAAAGTGACGCAAACGGCCGATGTGACAGCATTTAGCGTGGCCACCACTGAGCCGACAGGCACATTTCTGCTGGGCGTCAAGCACCTGGAATGCTTCAACGACGGCATTCAAGTTCAGATCCGGGCAGACGAGACGAAAGTCGGCGGCGTCGCCCAGGACAATGCCCGCATCACCCTGCGGATTAAGGATAGCGCGGGCATTGCGCTCTATGAATTCACCGGCTCTCTGGATTCGGCGGCGGTTGATGATTTTGGGCGCTCGGCCTACCTGCCCGATGTCGTCGCGGCACAAACCGACGCCGTGGAAGTGGTCGTCGGCAGCGTTACCGCAATCCCCGCCACTGCCGATTGCTATGGTTACGACGCGAACGGAAGGGAGAAGTGGGCTACCTCTTCGACTTTGGTTTGTTTCGATGAGGGCGGAACGGGATACACCACCGATGACTACTCGACGGCCTGCGGCAAGCTGCGGTTGACCCCGCACGATTACGCCTATCTCTCGGCGGGCGGCACCCAGTCCACGGGGTTGCTGGCGCAGCTTGCCTTGCTCGCATTCGATACCAACCGCCAACTGCGCTGTGACGTGCCGGGTGGCTTAACGCCGGAAGCGGGCATCGCGTTCATTGAGCAGATGAATTTTGGCGGTAGCCTGACGGCCCACTTGCTCCACACGTTTTGGGCGCCATTGAAACACGACGATCCCACCGGCGTGAACGGCAAGAGCTATTTCGGGCGGGCGACGCTGAACATCGCGCTGGCCTGCGGTCGCAACGCCCGGACGAATGCCAAGGGGTTCGCACCGAAGAATTACGCCGTCGCGGGCCGCGAATGGCCCATCAACAACACTGGCATCGTCCAAACCTACCAGCCCAGCCAGCAGGAATTGAGCGCCCTGGCCAACGCCAAGATCAACCCGGTGCTGTTCCAGCAGTTCGCGGACGGCGGGCGCTATGTGTTCCGGGATTCGATTACTTCCGCGCAGGTCGAGTCGAGCCTGAAAAAGTTGATCGCCGTGGCGGACATGTCCACTAGCATCGACGATTTGGTCGTCAAGGCAGGCAACACCATTCTGCAATTGCCGATGCAGATTGCTATGAAGCGGCTGACCGCCTACCTCGCCAAGCTGTTTGAAGATGCCGAATCTTCGGGCTGGCTGGTGCCGTCCGACGACCCGGCCATGGGCGGCAAAGGCTGGAAGTTTGAGATCAAGCCCGACGAGACGCGCCCCTTTGACCGGCTCATCGTCAACTACTGGCTGCGCTACGACGGCACGGTGCGGCAGATTTTCGTAACCCAAACCCTGAGCAAGTAAACCATGGACACACTCACCCTCATGCGGCAGGCGCTGGATTCTTGCAACTCGGCCGCCGCCGCGCCAAAGAAAAAGGAGGCTTTTGATTCAACGGGAGGCGAACTGCAAGGGGCCGACGAATACACCGCCCGCGATGTCGCTGTGAAAGCCGCCGCCACGATCCAGCAATGGTGCGAGGAGGATGACCTAGACGACGGCGAAACCGCCGCCGACCGCCTCATGATGATGATGGTGGGCATTGCCGACGCCAACCATGATGGCGAAATTGGCGACGACGAACAGGCCGTGCTGGATCTGGCCCTGAATTCGGCATGGGATTATCTGGCCGCCAAAGGCGTGACCGAAGACGATCTGGATTTGCTGCTGAATGAGTGGGATGCCGACGCCGCCGACCGCATCCGCGATTTTGTCTGTGGCGTGTTGCCAGACGGCGACGAGGCGGCGGGCGCGGACATCGACGGCTTTGTTTTTGGCGGGGACGCCGAAACCCCGGTCTTCGATGCCGTGTACAAAAAGACATTCAGTTTCCGCAGTGGCAAAAAGGTCCGCGTCAACAAGCGCATTTCCGGCCATGTGAAGCTGTCGCCACGCCAAAAGGTCGCTATCCGCAAGGCGCAGATGAAGAGCCATTCCGCCGGCGCGGTGATGCGTCGCATGAAATCCATGCGGATGCGCCGCAAGTCTGGGCTGTAGGGCGCGGCAATGGCCGCTGACGGACGGCAGGCGGCAAACCCGCGCCTGCAATCGCAATGGCCTGGCCTGTCGCCACACCTCTTGGCCGAGTTCTACGAGGTGTATCGCAAAGAAGACGGAGTTTGGGCGCGGGTGGACGAAAAAACGACCGTGGCCGCTCCGCTAACCGAGGCAAACCTTGAGGCAACCCTGAATTGGCAAAGTCCGTTTGAGCAAACCGGGGCTGACTCAAAAGCCCCGATATTGCTCTCCATGCTGCAATCGGGGGCATTTCAGCCGTTGATTGATGCGTTAAAGCTGACGGGCGGCAGCATTAGCCAAAGCATTGCCACTGCCGCCGCCAGCAGTTCCACGGAATTTATGCGGCAGTTTGAGGGCCGGTCGGGCATGACCAAGCTCAACAGCACCCAAGTTTTTACCGGGATGCAGCCGGTCAAGTTTTCGGTAACGGCGTTGTTCCGGGCATGGCGCGATCCGGTTGCCGAGGTGGAGAAACCCGTTGACCAGCTTTGGAAGTGGGCCTTGCCGGTGGATCTGGCGCAGGAAAGCACCATCCTCTCGCGGACGGCCAACGCGGCGGCGGGACAGCAAGATGCCCTGGACATCCTGATGCCGTCCAAGGCGCCCGTCCGTATCGGCCTACGCTACAAGGGTCGGGTTTACTTCCCGCTGGTGATCGAGTCCATCAATTATCCCATGGGCGGGCCGACCACGGTCAATGGCAAGCTCGCCGAATGCTTGGTGCAAATGTCGCTGGGTTCTCTCACTGCCTGGGGGCGCGACGATTGGACTGCAACCCAAAACACAGGAACGACACGATGATTTATTTTCCGCCGCTGCGCACCCGCCGCCTTGCCGTTCAACTCCGTGAATTGAGCATTGGCGATGCGATTGCCATTGGCAACATGCCTGAAAAATTGGAGCAGGCGGCGACTACCGCGTTTTTGCGGGCCGCTGTCGGCGAGGCCGGGGGCATTGCAGATCCGCTGCTGTGGACCGTCCAAGAGCGCATTCTGGCCGTGGCCCACTATCTGGTTTTAACCGCCGACGACGGCCCGGATTTCAGCATCGGCGAGGCGCGGTATTCGCATTACGCGGACATGTCCTCCGATTGCCCGGATGCCCCTGTCCTGCTGGGCGAGCTTGCAGGCGATGCTTGGTCAATCCGCCATCTGACCGGTCACGCGGCGGAAGCGATAGAGCGCACCGAAGGGGATATTGGCTTGACCGGGCGGAATCACTGGGTATTTGGGGCGATGGCTGCGCAACTGGTCAGGGAGGGCGAGGATTGCCAGGAACAATTCGCCGACGAATGGCTGGTCCAGCGCATGAACGTGCTGGCCGCGTTTCCCGAAAGCAACTTCATCCATTTGATGGGGATGTTCTACGCCGGCCTGGACAAGCTGGGGCATCTATTCCGGCTGGGCTTCGACTACCATGGCATTCACTGCTTGCCCAATGCCCAGGCCGAACGGGAGGGGCTGGCCTTGCCGCCGGCGCGATTTCCGGCCCATGCCGGGCTTTCCGCGTTCTCGCGCCTGGGTTGATTCGCTGATGGAGTTGGCATCGAGCATGGCCTTACATAGCGGCGGAGGCACTTCCCTTGCCGATGCCTTGCGGTTGACGCCGGGGCAGGCGCGGGCGTTTTTCGAGACGAAAGCCTTCAAGGATTCGCGCAAAGCCGCCGAGGCCAAGGCCAAAATGCAAGCAGCCGTGGTGAACCGGCTCAACGGGGTCATTGGCGTACTCTGCCAACTGCCCAAGGCGTTGCGGTGATGCTGGACCAATTGCCGGACGACCCGGCTGCAAAGGCTGGGCTAGGGTTTGCGAGTCTTGGCTTTATCGCGATGGCGCTGCGCGTCTGGCGGGCATTCAGCATGGAAAAAACGGATACGGCCAAAGACAGGGCGGAGCAGCAGGTTTATCAGCTCCTTAAGGATGAGGTAGCCCGCCATGATGATGAAATCAAGGGATTAAAAAGGCAAATCTCGGTGTTTTATTGGCATCACCGTGAAACCCAAACGGTAGCTGTCGATATTTATTCAGAGGCATCAATAAATGTAAACTGCCAGCATTGCAAAGCCGTAAAAGTTCTCGCACAAAAAATTATCCAAAACGACCCGCCACAAGAATTAGCAGAGGTTCATTGATATGCCAGTTTCCACCCCGGATTATTTGAAAAAACTAGCCGACCTTGCCGGTGCCTTGGGGTCAAAGGCCGTCAACTCAGACTTTACCTTTGAAATTGAAGGACATGAGGAAACCTATCTTCTGGTGAAGCAAGCACCATGGATTGAGTTAAGCCCGCAGGATGCGATTGAAATTCCAACGGTGCTAGGCGATGTTCATGGCCAGCCACAGCAGTTGAAGAGTTACAACCAGGGGCCGATTACGCTGATGGAAACGGCTGCTGGGACAATCAGCAATCTCATGCTCCAATTGATTTTGGGTAATGCCGGGGTTTTCAACGCGAAGATATATGAAGGCACCCCCTTGCATTTTCTGAGGTACAAGCAATACCGGAACTGCTTCATTTCATTGGAAGCCCCATCCCGCGATTTCGAGAACCGGTCGCAGATTCTGACTTTCGAGGGGACGCTGCATTTTCACTATTTCGGCGAGCAAATCGCTGGCAATTCGCCATCATCCGGCCCTGGAGCCTATCGGTAAGCCATGGCGACGCTGGCCGCATTCATAGCCGACTTCCTCGGAGCCGAGCGACCCGTCGGCACAGTGTTGGACGGCGACACGGTGACTGCCCAGGCGGTAGCGGCTACACGGTTCTATGCCGGCTACGCGGTCATCGCCAGCCAAGTGGGCGTCATGCCAACGCCCGACGTTTCGGGACTGACCGAACTGAGCTTATCCGAATGGGCTGTCATCCGCCCGCTGTTTCTGCTGTATATCGAACGCGAAAATGCCTTGTACCTGGAAGCATCCAAAATGCTGGGCATGGACCCTTATGGGCGGTCGTCGGCGGAAGTGGACGGCGACATTGCCCAAGCCGAGGCAGAACTTCCGCATAAGGCGTTTTGCCAGGTCGTTGTGAGCATATGAGCCTTCTCACCCTCTCCAACAGTCAGCCCCTGCGCGGCGACCTGCTGAAATCCGCCGTGCTGCGTTACGACGCCGTGCCGGTGCCTGCCACCCTGGAGGCAGTCATCCGGGCCGATGCCGATACCCAGGCGTTGCTGGCGGAGGGGAAAACCGTTGAATGCAACGGCGATACCTTCCGCATCGTCAAGGCCGAGTATGCCACGGAGCGCCTGTCGCAAGGCACCCGCGACATGGGGGCGGTGAAAATCATCGCGCTGTTGGATGCCTGCCATCCGATTGTTTTCGTGAAGCCCAAGGGCATCATCAAGGAGCGCACCACATTGGCGGATGTCTACCGGGCCTGCGGTGCCAGCCTGCAAGCCATCGACGCGGATTTCCAAGTGCCTCGCTTCGTGTGCTTGGCGGGCGGGGTGCCGAGTTTCGCCATTGCCCACCTGCTGCAAGAGGAGGGCGGCATCGTGCGCTGGAAAGACCGGCGTTTGAAGTTCTTCCGGCTGGCCGACCTGTTCACGCAAAAGCCCGCCCTGCAAATCCCCGACAACGCCAGCGAGAATGTCACCAGCGGATTCAAGGAACGGCATGAAGTGCCGTTTTTCTATAGCGTGGCCCAGGATGGCAAGCTGATTTACGGAAACCGTGCTAAATCGCGCACCAGCCGTTATGTCCCGAATAAGGACGAACGCCAATTGCGCAACATGGGCCGCTATTTGCTACGCCGGAAAGTCTCGAAAATCGCCTACAACGCCAGCTTGGCAGCCGGCGACCTGGTTGGCATCTCCGCAAGCGATCCTTTGGCGGTCGTCACCGCCGTGCATGTGTTTCAATCGGGTACCGACGGTAGCGGGGCGAACCAGTATACGCGGCTGTTCCTGGCCAGCCTGGAAGAATAGCCGTGGACGCGCATCCGGGCCGCTACCCTGCCACCGTCAAAAGCTACGATCCGGCGCGGCGCACCTGCCGCGTGGAGATCCCCGGCATCACGGACGGCGGGGAGGTCATGCCGGAGGCGGAAATAGAATATCCGCTGGGCGACAAGTCCAAGGCGACAGCCAACGCGACGGAAATCGAGATCCTGCCGAATGATTTGGTTTGGGTTGAGTTCATCGGCGGCGACCCACGCTACCCGGTCATCACCGGCAACCGTAACCCGCAAACCGGCAACGATGTGGGCTGGCGGCGCTGGCACCATGCCAATGTCGGCATGGCCGCAACTGATGATTTCACTGTACACGCCAAGCGCATTTCAATCACCGCCACGGAAAGCATTACGCTCACCGCCCCCAGTATCACCGAGAAGGGCGATGTGGCGATTTCGGACGGGACGCTGACCCACCAGGGCGTGAATGTCGGATTTGACCATGGCCATCTCTATGTCAAAACCGGCGCAGACATTTCAGGCCCGCCAGTCGGGGGGGCTGGCGGTGGATCATCTCCCGGCGATGGGGCGGGGGCGGCGGCGCACTGGGATGAGGTATGACCGGCACGCCATCGCCATTACGCATTGAGCTAGATGCCCTGGTCGAAGGGCTTAAACCGAGAATCCTGGCGTCGATTGCATCGGCCGCATTTGTCCCGTTGTCTGCGCTAGGAACCAGCGTAGCCACCTTGGTAGGTGGCATCATCCCCTCTGTGCAATTGCCCGGCTATGTGGACGATGTGATTGAGGTCGCTGATTTCGACGCGCTCCCCGTAATCGGCGAAACAGGAAAGATTTACGTCACTCTGGGGTCAACGGCCACGGTAGGCGCAAATTTGCAGTTCCGCTGGAGCGGGTCGGCGTATGTGCAAATTGTTGCATCGCCAGGATCTACTGATGGCGTCCCGGAAGGCGCGGTCAACTTGTACCATACTGCTGCCCGTGTCAACGCGCTGATCGCTGCCGCCGGAGGTATTGGAGGTATTGGCGGCTCCTGGCCGATGCCTGGCAATGCGCAGGGGACCATTCCGTATTTGGTGGCCACGCGGACGCTGGAAGCCGGAACCTATGCCACGATTGCCGCGACCCTGGGGGCCACGGATGCCGCTAGGGCCGCGACGATCCAATTGAAAAGTCTGTCATCCTCCACGGTGCTGGCAACCATTGGCGGCACGGCGGGTGGCCTTGGCTTTCGTGTGTCGGCATCAAGTTTTACGCTGGCCGCACCCACGGACGTGGGGATTTACCTGTTTGGCGATTCTCCGGTGACAGTCAGTTATATGACAGAAATTTGTATTAAGCCATGAGCTATGTAGAAGAGTGGACACAGCAATGGAACGTTGCAATTACCGACAATTCGTCGCAATTGCAGCAATCGCGCAGTGCGATGTACCAGAAAATGCAGTTCATCATCAATCATGCTGGCTGGACGGTAGTACAAACGTGCAACGGAACCTCTGTCAGTAGCTCCAATCTGTTGGCAACATTGGCAGATTTTAATTGGGCGGCATCCGGTGCGCGCTCTTGGTTTGTGTTGGCGAGTCCTGAGGGGTTTGTTGCCGGTACTAGTGGCAGTTATACGGGGTCGAAATCACAAACATATATAGTTGTGGATTTACTCAATGCAAATTCCTATTTTTCGACATGGACATATCATAATTCAGTGCCAACTGGTGGCACAACCAGTGCCGCCCCAACAAGTGCCAATGTGATTGGCTCTGGAAGTGTCCAAGATTTCCGTTCAACGTTTGCATCAAACGCTGTTTTGCATATGCTATGCACGGCAAAAGGTGCTTTTATCATTATGGCCGGGCACCTCGGCTATGGTCAAATATATTCATTAACGGCAATTCCGCCATTTACAAATATTGAAAATAATGGTGCTAGAGATTACGCCTACGCTACAGGTATAATTCGCAGATTCAACGAATCGTCTGGTGGATGGTCGTCCGCCCTAACAAGTACGTTCCACGGCTGGAGCGATGATGGGTATATAGCTACAATAACATCATTTTATTTGTCGGGTGCTGGTTCGGTTATTGGATCATCCATACCAGAGGGAGGAGATAGTTTTACGGGGCTGGCGCACTCGTCCAGCGTTACAATGGTTAATTTAACGTCAGGAAAGTCTGCCAGGATAGGTGATATTTCTGATTTGCAGGTAACCGGTCATCTCCATACGCAGGGTAAATACGATAGCAATTCCGTAGTAACTTATGTTTTTTTTGGCGGGGTATGGATGCCATGCAATACGACAGTAATTTTTTAAAATGGCGTATGTGACTAGAAAAAACCATCCGGCACTCGATAGAAAGCGTAGTGTGGTAGGTATTGTTAGTCGCCGTAGTAATTATATATATGATATGATTGGATATGATACTGGAGGACACACCAATGTCATGTGGCGCACGACCAACAAATCTGCGTACCCCTTGAAAACCAGCCCGCAGGCGACGGGAACAATTATCAATATTGCCGTGATGCGAGCCATTCAACAATAAAGCGACTACCATGAAACTGCTGTTTAATTTTGAAGATTTAACGGGCGATAAAAACAAGGTCGTCAAAGCCGTGTCCAGGTACTTCAACCAAGCGGGCGCGGCGGTGGTCACTGTGGATGTTGATCCGAAGGCGAAACGCGCAAGCGGCATTTCGTATCGGGAAATCCGCTTTGCTTTCGCGGACTCTCAGACCATCGCCATGCGCGTAAAAAGCACGGGCGATGTGTTTGAGGTATTGCTAAATGGCAGTGTGGTGCCGATCAAGTATCAGGATGACCATGTGAGGGCCATCGCGGAAATCGCTGGGATGATGGACAAGGGACGCGCCAAGTTCCAGGCCAAGCTGGCGAAAGCCGCTGTGAAGCCGCCGCCCGGAATACGCACGACGGCTCCCAAACTGGTCGTGGCGCTCACGCAAAAACGCGACGCGCTGAAAGAGGCGATTGCGGCAGTGGATGAAGAGATTGCCGCAATCGGCGGGGCGGTGGCTTAATATGCCTACAGACGCTGCGAATAGCCGCCTGTCACGATATGGGCGATGTTGCGGTCGGTCAAATCCTGGCCGGCATCGGCTGGGGGTGTCGATGCGACGACGATTTGGCGCGAGCCGCCCAGGTTGATCGGCATCTGCGCTTGCGGAGCATCGGCAATGGGTGGGTATTGATGGATTGCCGGAATTTTTGGTAAGCCGGGGGTGGGGGATGCAACGGTGTCCGGCATGGATGCCGTGACGGGGAGGAGTTTCCATTGCGGTACTGCCGCGCTAGGCGCGGCGGTCGCCGGTAACTCGGACGGTTTTGCCGATGTGTCCGGTGGCATCCTGGCGGATGCCTCCATCTGGGCGGGGGTGGACGCAGTAGCCGCGCCCAGCGCGGTGGCATAAGCTTCTTTTTCGCCAATTCCTTGTTCCCGCAGTTGCGCATACTTTTGCCGTGCGGCTTCGACGGCTGGCAGCATGGATTTCGATTTGATGTGGGCCGAATTGGTGCCAACGCCATCATAGACACCCCTCCCCAATTTTGGCGATTCCACGGAGGCCCATTCCTGGGCGATGGCATGGACTGCCTCGTCTGCCGACCCTTTTCCGGTTTTGACGTAGTTTTCCAGGCTTCCGCGTCCTTTCTTGCCCGTGGCGAGATATTCCGAGAATATCCGTTCCTGCACTTCGGGGGTGAATTTCTGTTGGGTATCGAGGCCCAGCGCCTTGACGGCTCCCTTCAACGTGGCCGGGATGGCTTGGTATTTTCCGACCGCAAACAGGCGGTCTTTGTCGCCCCTGGGCAAAGCCTGCTTATCCATGATTTCGCCAATGGTCATGCCTTCCAGGTCGATGTTTGCCTTGTTGGAGGCTGACCATTTGTCGCTGCCCCGGTTGTAATCGTTGTAGCCGCGCCGCTTGGACTCGCCCATGTGGATGAGGTCGCTGACGCTGCCCGCCACCGGCTCGACAGCGTTGCGGCTGGTGAAATCGACGGCCTTGTCGTAAGCACGGGATAGACCGGACTTCGCCGACTTCAACAGTTTTGGAGCGGCATCCATGCCGATTTTCGCGGCGTCCGCCACGCGATTTTTCACGGATTCTGCCGCGCTGCCCGCCCTGTCGATGCCTGTGCGGATGCCGCCTGCCACGTCTACGCCGGTCTTGTCCTTGACCCACTTGTTGACCAGTCCGGCATTCTCTTGTACGGCATCGGCGCCATAGGCGGCGGCTTTCTTGATTTTCTCGCCAATGGCCGGCAAATCCACGCCAAATTTGTCCTTCATCATCTGGATAAAGGCATCGCCAACGCCTTTGAATGTGCTGGTAATCGCCTCCCATGAGGCGGATGCCGCCTTGGTAAAAGACTCCCACCAACCGGACATGGTATTCGTGACGGCGCTCCAGGATTCGCCCATGGATGCCGTGGCCTTTTCCCATTCCTCGCTTGCCCAGCCGGTGAACGCACCCCATTTCTCGCCAATCAGGCCGGGGATGTCGGCGTCCACCAGCGTTTGCGTCCATTCGCCGATCTTCTCGCCGAATGTGTCGCCCAGCATGTAGCCGCCAGCCCCCCCAAGAAAACCGCCCACCGCCGCGCCTATCGGGCCAGCAACCATGCCGCCCAGCATCGCCCCCAGCTTGGCCCCGCCCAGCAGCCCGGCGATTTTCCCGCCGGCGTCGCCGCCGCTTTGGAATTTCCGCTTGCGGCGTTCTGCCGGGGTCAGGTTGGGATCTTCGTCCGCCGCTTCCGCATCGCCCGCAAAGCCCAGCAATGTGCCGATTGCGGCAATCCATGGCAATCGCTTGCCAATCCCTTTGAGCAGGCCGCCGCCCAGGCCCAGCAGCCCGCCCAGCAAGCCTTTGCCGCCGCCCATCATGCCTAGCAAACCGCCCATCAATCCATCGCTCCCTTTGATTTCCCCCGCAGGCTTGCCCTCTATGGCTTTAAGCCGCTTGGTGGCTTCCTTGTCAAACACGGACGATTCCACCCTGAACAGGCGCAACTCGCCAAAAATGCGCCGCCACCAGCCTTCCTTGCGGCGGTCGTCGCGGTTGCCGAAAATCGCCTCGTAACTGCGCTTCATCGGCTCGGCTACTTCCTGCATGGCCTTCACGTTCGGGTCCGCTTCTTCCATGCCGCCGATCATGCCGACAGCGGTAGCGATGCGCGAGGCGGCGGATTGAATGATGCCATCGCCCACAGGGGGCCGCGCCCTGCCGCCCTCATCTTGGCCTGGCCCGGCAAATCGGCGGCCTTGCGCATCGCGTTGCGTCGCTGGGGTGCTGCGTTTGGGCGGGGCGATGGCATCATCAGCATGGGCAGACCGCCCGCGTTCGGTCTGTGTGCGGGGTGCCGCCGCCACTCCCCTGGATTGTTGGCGTGGGAAAGCGGCGGGCTGCGCCATGGGCATGTCCCCGTCGCCCAGATGGTTCCCGGATGCTTCCCGCGAATTTCCCGCAATTTCCTGCCTGGATTGTGGGAATGTGGCTGCTGCCATGGTTCCCGCCGGATTGCTGCGCATCGCCGGGGCGATGGCTGGTTCTGTCTTGGCGAACCGGCCACGTTCATCACGGGCGCGGGGCGTTGCCGCCGTTTCCTGTTTCCCGCCCTGATTTTTGGCGCTTTCGTTTCGTGCGCGGGGAGTCGCCACGGCAGGCGTGGTGCCAGGGCCGGTAATGTCCCGCGCCGCCGCTGGCCTGCCAGCAGTCAGTGCGACCCGGATCGCCGCAACATCGCGCTGAATCGCTTCGATGGAATTGACGGCGCGCCCCATGTCGAGGGGTTCGCCCAGCAAAAATCCCTGCGCGTCGTGTTTTAAAGCCATGGCTTAAGCCCCGTCGAAAAAGGTGTCGAGTTGCATGAAGGTCAGGTTGATTTCTTCCAGTCCGTTTTCACGCCTGGACAAGCTGTATTCGATGCCGGCCGGCCGGAACCAGCCTTTGTATTGATAGCCGCCGCCCGGTTTCAGAGAGGAATGCAAAATTGAAATCTTGACGGCATATTCAGCGGGCAGGCCCACGGTCCCATCTTGGCGGACGCACAGGCCGCTATGCGCATCGAACCAGCTTTTGATTGTGCCGTCGGCATCGTCCAGCGTGGAGATGCGCAGTTCAGTGGGGTCGGCGCTGTTCACGCTATCCACATGCGCCGCGCCGATTTTGTGTTTCTCGCCGGAAAGAGTCACTGGGCCATAATCAATGCCGATGGCGAAGAAGTTGAATCGCTCCGAGAAATCCCCGTCGGCATTGCCGACGACTTCCAGCAGGAACAGGTGCTTCTTGGCATAGCTCGTCGCGGCGATGTCGGCATGGATGGCCATCGCCTCGGACATGCTGAGGCCGCCCAGCAGCGGGGTGGGTGTGCCGTAAAGCAAGGCTTGTGCGCCCAAGCCGAACGCGCCGGGAATCAGGCCGGAATCCAGCAGGCGGGCCGCGCCATTCTGGAAATTGCCGTTGAGCGCCTCGCCGATGGCCCCGCCCACGGCGTTGATCTGCCGCGTGTAGCCTCGGGTCAGTTGGTTGAATGCGCCGGTCGCCGCGCCGGTCGCCACGGAACCGACGGCCCGGCTAATTGGCCCGGCGCCGAACACGGAAGATGCCGCGTCTTGGATTGAGCCGCCCACGGCCTTGTTGATCGAGCCGGTCAGCCCGCCGCCGCTGGTCAGGGCTTTGGAAATGTCGTTGAACAAGCTCATGATGGAGGGGCGGCGATGAACAGGGTGGGGTAGCCATCTTTAAAGCAGTGCATCAACACCTGGAAATGGCCGCTCTGCCCGCGCTTTTGGTCTATAGCAAGCTGTCGGTGGCGGGCGCACTCCCCGCGCCGGGCGCAAGGCGGGGTGTCGTCCAACAGGTCGAAGCGGCCCGCGCAGCGCGAAGCATCATGGTTGATTAGGTTTTTCATCCGCCAAACCCTCCTCCGCCGTCCGGCTGTTCCGGCGGCTTAATGTCGGCGATGCAGGCGTAGAGCTTGGCCAGGTCTTCATCCAGCAGCATGGTTTTCGACAGGAAAGCCTCAAACATCTCTCTCGTAGCCCCCAGATCCTTGAATTGTTGCATGGCCTGGACCAGCAACGCCCCGCTGTTCATTGCTTCGGTGCGGGTGTGCTGCTTTTCGTTTTCCAGCGCCGAAATGGACCCATAAAAATTGATCTGCCAGGGGCGCGCCTCTTCCGGGTAGACGATTCCGTAGCGATTCAGCGTGTGGATGTCGATGATCTGGTGAAAAAAGTCGGCCAGCGCCAAGCGGATCACCCGCGCCCGCTCGGCGGCTTGCGCAGAGGTGCGGAAAAATCCGCCGTCGCCCAGCCCGCCGCTCATCAAGTCGGCGAAGCCCAGCAAGGTAATGTCGATGCCCAGCCCGCCGGTCAGGCGCTTGGCATGGAACATCACGTCTTCGATGCCCATGCTCCCGGCCCGCCCGGACTGGCCGGCATTGGGCGAGGTGATTTGGGTGAGTTGCTTCTCGCCCCACACGGGCAACAGGTTCCACACCACTTCCATGATGGGCATGTCGTTGGCTACCGCGACCTCCATGCGTTGCTTCGATGCCTTGAACATGGCGGTCAACGATTCCAGAAAAAGCTTTTGCTGGTCCTTGGTCATGCTTTCCATGTTCACACCGACCATGCGCTCGTCCAGAGAATCAAGCAGGCGCTGCGACACCAGCCCCAGCAACGCCCCACGAAAATCCTTGTAGGCATCCTCCACGGCATTCAGAAATGATCCGCCGACCATTGATGGCATGACCGGCAGGTTGTCGATGTTGTCCTCGGTCAGCATGAGCTTGAGGGCTTTTTCCATGACGCCGTACTGCGGCACCCAGCCCTGCCGGGGCATCTTCAAGCGGGCCATCTGCCCTACGGTCAGCCGCTCAAAATTCCTCTCCCCCAAAAACAGCGCATAGCCGACGGTCTTGGAGCCGCGCTCAAACGGCTGCACCAGGGGCGGGCGCACCAGCTCGTCGGTGTAGAGATCCACCACGCCCCGCGAATCGGCGTAGACGCGGGCATAGGCATCGCCGAAGGCGCAGCCGGTGTAGGCGCTCTGGCGGGCGCAGCGGTTCAGCATCTTGCCCACCGCCTTGTTGATTTCCTCAACTTGCTTGCCCATCTGTTTGTCAGCCTGGGCCTCGGGCGACTTTTCGATGAAGACCAGATCGCCGGACGTTTCGTGACCGCCCAGCGCCGCAGTCACCAGCAAGGACAGCGCCGACGATACCAGCGCGTCGCTTTCCATTTCCGCCAGCTTGTCGTAAATCGCCTGCCGCTGGCGGGCCTGCCGGTGGCCGGAGGTAAGCAGCGTGGCGACTGTGGTGGAGCCAGCGCCATAGAGCCAGGTGTCGGCCTGGGTGATGCCCTTGGCCTGTTCGATTTCAAGCTCACGGGATTTCTCCGCCGCCCTGCTGGCCTTGCCGCCACCAAACAGGCCGGCCAGGGAAAACCAGCCGCCCGCGTTGCTTTTTTTTGACATGCGCGAAAGCCTTTAATTGATAAGGCATTTTCGCTTGGCATGGCGACAGGAAAGGGGCGGGTTTTCCGGTATGGCGTAGGCCAGAAAAAGAAGCTCAACACGCCGCCGTCCTTCCGAGCCTCAATACCCCTGCGGCTATGCAATAAAAATTGACATTACATGATGCAATGGCAATAATAATTGCAAACATTCAGGAACGCCCAGGCCATGCTCCCGCTCATTCCCCTCTTCACCGGCACGATGCAAGGCCGGGCGATCCAGATGGTGGACGCCCGCCTGTTGCACCAGTTCCTGGAGGTCGGGCGGCGCTTCGCCAGTTGGATCGTCCGACGCATCGAGGAGTACGGTTTCGTGGCCGGCGAGGACTTCTTGAGTTTTTCCCCGATCCGGGAAAAACCCCAGGGAGGCCGTCCCCGCGTCGAATATTACCTGACGCTCGGCATGGCCAAGGAGTTAGCGATGGTCGAGCGCACCCCCAAAGGGCGGGAGGCCCGCCGCTACTTCATCGAGTGCGAAAGGCTGTTCCTGGAGTGGGCGGCATCCGCCCTGCGCATCGCCAAGCCGCGCAGCCAGGAGCAAAACCGCATGATGTGGGCTTGCCTAGGCGACATCGCCGCCCGTGTCACTTGGGACTTCCAGCACCTGACCGCGCCGGAATGGAAAGACGTGTTCACGGCGGCGTTGCGGCGGGAGAAGATGGTGCCTGGAATCAACGGCGGCTTGGTCTTGTTCGGAGAGCGCACCCGCACGATGGGGGCGGAGGAAGTTGCCGACCTCATTGAACTCATGACCGCCTTCGCGGCGGAGCAGGGGATACTGCGGTGGTCATGGGAAGCGGAAAATTCAACTTGGTAAATAGGATGATAAATGGCAACTATTGTCAATAACGGCCCCACTACAGCCGATAAATTCACAGGCGAACTAAAGAAAATGGATGATGCTCAATTGCTTGCGCAACATCTAGTGCAGCAGGGCGGAATACATGCAATATCATATTTATTAAAAATTGGATGTGACGAAGAAAACGCTATGGCTATGCTGGAATCTTTGCGGAAAAATGCTGAACTACTCAGGCGTGAATCTGAGTTACGAGGTCAGAATAATCCATTTGAATTGGATCAAACCGCGTTCTCGTAGCGGAAATACATTGACAGTGAGTATTCGGCACATGCAAACCAACGAACGTGAAAGCGGCCAGTTAGCAACTACGCCACACTTCCGCTTTGTTGAATTCAACCAACGACGGGCCATGCGCGGGGTAGAAGCTGCAAGAGTTGAAGTCATTTATAGCGATGGCGAAGAAACTTTGATTTGGATGAGCAAGGCGGACATTTCAAAAAACATGATGGCTTTTGGAAGATGCCAGGAATTGACAAAAGCATTCCAGGCTTATAAGGGCGGCTAATTTCTTTAAGATGAAACCATCACGCCATACCCTCAATGAAATATCAGCCCGCAAAATGTTCAATCTCTTGCAAGAGGCCGAGCTTGCCGCGCATCTGGCGGGCATTAACCGCCGCGCCTACCTAGTGAAACACCGCGCCCGCCATGTGGGTCAAGTCCGCCGAGAAGTGGACAGGATTATTAAGCTTGGCGAAGACGGCTGTGATAAGTTTTTCGGGTTTTTCCTGCAAGAGTATGGGGTGAAATGATGGCTTCCACTCATGTGGTCGTACAACAGGAAGAAAACGGCGAGTACTGGATGCGCTGTTTGCATTGCCGCCAAACATACAAAATTTCATTACCTGCTCCAATTGGAAGTTTTGTAGCCATATTCAACGAATTTGGGAATCAGCATAGGGACTACAAAAATAAGACCAACAAGGAGGCGGAATGCGAAAAATAAACGCGGTAAGGCGCAATCTGTAGGGCGCACACACTGCCTAGCAATGTTGTTGTGGTTCCTTGCGCCACAATCTACGGAAATAAAACGTAGGCAACGGCCTAACTCATTACTACTTGGACAATCAAAATGAGAAATTACGCGGTACAGATAACCGGCTTGACTCCCTTGCTGATGCATCATGACAATATTGAGTGGGCCGACCACATGGATGCATGGAAAGCCGATCCAGGCAATAAAACACAGTCCAAGGCGGGCGACGACCGCACCCCGGCATGGCGTTGGATAGGCTGTGTCTACCACGATGGCAAGACGGTCGGAATGCCGCAAGCCAATATCATGCGGGCCATCATGGAAGGCGGGGCGCTTGTGCCTGTCCCCGGCGGCAAAAGCGGCAAGACATTCAAGTCACAAACCCAGTCCGGGATGATGTCCGTGGAACTCTTCTGGAGCCTTGAGCTTGCCGGCGGCGGGTGTGTCGAATGGTCCGAGATTGAGAAGATGACCGACTTCGCATCCTTCGCAGAAAACCGGGCAGAGGCTCGGAAGCTTGGCTTTGATCTCATGGTCAAGCGGGCCAAGATAGGCACATCCAAGCATATCCGAGTCAGGCCGGTGTTCGCGCTCGGATGGCGGCTCAACGGAACGCTGGCGGTATGGGACGACCAAATAACCGATGCCACCTTGGTGCAGATTTTGGAGTACACAGGCAGATATAAAGGCTTGGGCGATTGGCGTCCCGGCGGCAAGACGCCTGGGCCTTACGGGACTTTCACGGCTACGGTGGTGGCTATTTAGAATGCGGCGCGGCATGGCCGGGCGCGGCGATGCTTGGCGAGGCAGGGCATGGCAAGGGCTGGAACCAGCGTGTAGCGCATTCGACGAGAGTGCGCTATGCGGTGTGGCCGGGCATGGCAAGGCATGGCAAGGCGGGGCCGGGCTGGGCATGGCAAGGGCGCAATGCGCAAAAAAAATCCTGATAAACGGTATTGGAAAATGGCAGAAGACAAACATTACTCATTCAAAGACGGCCTGCCGACATCGCCCGATGTGACGATGCTACAAACTCAATGGCCCGACTTAAAGGTTGGTGACAAGGTTTTGTACTCCGAAATTGCCTGCTTGCTGGGCGTGGCGGCAGACAGTCGCCGGTTCTGGTCCGTTATACAGGCGTGGCGCAAACGCATGAGGGACAGCGGCGTTATCCTGGAGTGTGAACGCGGCGAAGCCTTTTATGTGGCAAGCGCCGAGCAAATCATCGGCACAACCTACGATGTCCTCACATCCGTTGCGCGAAAAGCCAAGAAACACCGGGGCAAGCTTGCAACGGTTCGAGATGCGGCGTTCGTCGAACAGGCCAATCATCACATGCGCCTGCTCTCAGAAATTGAAATTGACGCGAAAAAGGTCAGGACACAGGCGCTGCCGAACACGGCGGCGCCGGACATGCCAAGAATCGTCCCGCCCTAAGCGCAAACCAAAAACACTAAACAGCGCGGTAGGGTGCGGTGAGCTTGCGAACCGCACTGTTCGCGCTAAACGGCTGTAAATGGATGTAAATGGATCGAATTCGATCTATTTAAACCAGCACCGTAGGGCGCGGCGAGGAACGAACCGCACCGGACCAAGAACAAGAGCGGTGCGGTTCGTTCCTCACCGCACCCTACGGCCCTAGACAATAGCGAAAAACCATGACCACACACAAAAACTTGAAAAAACCAAATGGCGGCTGTGTCGTGGAGCGACGAGTTATATTCTGCGAAAGCAAATATGGAGCAAGAAGAAATAAAGAAACAAAACGCAATTACCTTATGCGCTCTCCTTATATTGACTTAGGAACATATGTCAAAAAAAATGAAACACGCCGCGTAGTTGGTTGGAAAGCGTGTCGCCATTTTTTGCCAAACCTGATGGGACTTCCCAGTCTCCATCAGGAGCAAAAAATTGGCGACAACCTTGCCTGCGGCGGCCCGCGCCCGTCCTGCGTCC